GACTGGTAACAAGGTGTGGCAGGAGAGCGTGCTGCCGAAGGCAGACGCCATCCTATTTCTCCGGCGCCGGGTGCGATTCTGCCTTCCTGATGGGGCCCCGGGAGGAAGCGCCGGGTGCGATTCTGCCCTTGTGGCCTACGGGTACCAAAATGTCGAAGCCCTTAGGAATTCTGGACTGGAGGGAACTTTGGTCGTGATGGGTAAGACGGAATGGATTGGAAAATGAGAAATTATTAGTATATTTGCGACCGATGACGCAGGTGAGTAAAATAGCATGTGGCGAAGAGGAACTGTCCTCCGTGAAAGCCCAGGTCCTTGAGGAACTGAAAGAAAAGATGTGGAAGGAGGTCTGGAAGGAGAACATAGACCTTCCACAGGCTAAGATTGAGGTTCGCAACCTCGGTGACGGCCTGTATAAAGTAACCGCAAAGATATGACAGCAGAAGAACTCGCTCAGAGGAGCGTAGATGACATACTCCAGTCTCTTGGCCGGGATGAGAAGACCCTGAACGACATGTTACATAACAAGCAGAGGGGTGGTTGGCGCTGGACTGACGAGGAACTGCGGAAAGAACTGCTCCTGGCGGGCGTTGTGAGGGTGTTGAAGGGACCAGAGAAGCAGACTGACGATCCGAGGATGATGACTCCGGAACACTTGAAGAAGGAGATTGACCTGACGATGGACCGCCTGTTCCTGATGCGCCGTGAGTTGAGCCGGAAGACCGGCGATGTCCCGCAGGGCAGGAAGGATGTGAACTTTGAAAAATACGTGACCGAATAGTTTGGCACAGTATTTGTGAGAGAGAAAACCAAATTTTAACATACTATGGTAACAAAGTACAACGTTTGCGACAAAGTGTCGTATTTCAATGACGCCTCTCAGAAGATTGAGACGAGCACCGTCCAGGGAATCAAGATCATTGCCACCAAGGTCCACGCGACCGAGGAGGGTGACGTCTGCGACGAGCAGGTGGCCATCTACACCCTCAAGAACGGCATCAACACTCCGGAGAACACCCTGTTCCCGAGCGAGGAGGAGTGCAAGCAGCACTACAAGGCTCTGTTCGCTGAGATGTAGCCAGTCACTCCCGGTTCGTCTAACGGTTAGGACGCTTAGCGATATCGCACATGGCAATAGTGGTTCGATTCCACTACCGGGAGCCAGTTTCGCAGTGATGCGATGATTTTGTAAGTTTTGTGTATTTTGAGCGGGAAGCATGGTGGCTATATGCGCCGGTCAGTTAAACCGGAGACGGGGTTCGATTCTCCACCGCTCACGAGGTTTCCGGATGTAAAACGGAGGTTGCAACTCTCAACACCTGGTCAATTAGGCTCATAATATGATGCTTGGTGTCCCTCAAGGTGGGTGATTGGATGGATTTCATAGCCTTCCCGTCAATTAGCGGCAAGCATCGGATGAAAGCGGATCCGGAGTAATGTTCATTACCGCAATTACGGGCATGGGTGACAGCATTGGAAAGACAGCACTTTTATTATATGAAATTAGAGGTTGTTAAAAGAAGACTTACTGATATAGTGACGCTTATGGATAATGGGGTTCCATTGTCTGCTATTGCGAAACGCCTTAATATGAATTATAAGACGTTAAGGGGAAATTTAGAGATTCTTAATGTAGAAATAAAGAAGAACCAATCAGGTAAAGGTCTTCGCAAAGAGGGCAGGAAATATAGGCCAGCATCTTTTTATTTTGATAATTCTCATTATTTGACTGCGCCAAAACTTAGAGATAAGTTGTTCCGAGATGGGCTGAAAGAGCGGGTTTGTGAGTGTTGCGGATTAAAAGAATGGATTGGTCATCCAATTCCTCTTGAGTTGCATCATAAAAATGGAAACCATTTTGACAACTCATTTGAGAATCTTGAGGTTTTATGCTCGAATTGCCATGCTGTAAAACATGGATATTCGGCAAAATAGAGAATAAAATCGCGGCGTGATGCAGTGGTAGCAGCCCGGCCTCATAAGCCGAGAAGTCGCAGGTTCGATCCCTGCCGCCGCTACAAAATAGACAATTTGCAAGTTTGGAATAAAATTTGCATCTTTGCAATCCGCAACCTCAGTTTTGGCACGCTGAGCGCAGAAAGTCAACCCCACTGAAAGAGAGATGTGCCAATGCCCGGTAACGGGTGCTCTCTGGATGTGGGGTTTTTGTTAAAAACCGCAAAAAGTTGAAGTATCAGCACATAATTGACTACCTTGTTGAGACAGCCGGTCCCTCGATTGAGGATGCCGGTCTAAGCGACGAGAGGGTCAATAAGCGCACGGAAGCAGGTCTCTGCAAGTCGTTCCGTCGATACATTTGCGGTGTTGACGGTGACGAGGGATGCGACTACTTCAAGGTGGACGAGGAAGGGATGCTCTACGTCTTCAACGGCAGGCACTATGAGTTGATGCTGGAGGAGACGATGCTGGAGATCATCATCGAGGTGATGGAGAAAAAGAACGTTGGTATCGTGTACCAGACTGGTAGTGCAAAGATTGTCAGGGATTACTGCCTGAACCGCCTAAAGGGAGACGAGCGCTGCAAGTTCGTTCCAAACCGCCAGTATATCTGCTTCCAGAACGGCGTTTTCGACCTGGGCACCATGAAACTGAACCAGTTCGACGTCAAGTACAAGACCGACATCATCCTGGACTTCGACTACGTGTCCGGGGCGAAGTCTGCCCTCTGGGATAAGGTACTCGGAATGACCGTCCCGGACGAGAACATGCGCGAGACCTTCCATCAGTATTGCGGATGCTTCCTGGCCAGCCGGTCGGAGTACAAGATCGAGTATATCACCTTCGTCGTGGGCGAGGGTCAGAACGGTAAGAGTATCATCTGCAAGGCCGTAGTGAACATGTTGGGACCGAATGTGGCCAGCAGCTACTCACCGGAGCAGCTTTTCAAGAGCAGCCAGATGGAGTACCATCTGGCAGATGTCAATGGAAAAATAGTCAATTACTGCGATGAGGTCTCAAACAAGGACTTCTCAGGAGGGGATTTCAAGCAGTTTGTATCTGGAGGCGCCTTTACCGGGCGTCATCCTTATTCTAAGAGGCCGACCAAGGTGGACAAGATCCCGTTGATGCTCTGCTGCGCCAACACCATCCCACCGACCACTGACGATACGGAGGGTTACTTCCGCAGGTTCCTCATCATCCTGGCTCCGAATCACATTGACGATAGGGATAAGGACCCGATGCTGGAAATGAAACTCCAGGCCCCGGAGGTCAAGTCGGCCATCTTCAACTGGGTGCTGGATGGGTACAAGGCTTTCATAGCCAACGGCGGCAAGATTGACATTGCCGGAACCGTGAAGGAGGTTGTGGAGGAGATGCGGAACAATGCCAACTCCCTGCGCCGCTGGATTGACTCCCAGGGCTACGTTGCGGCCACTCCTCAGAGTACCACCGGCTACGGCTGGAAGTCCAAGAGGGAATGGGTGCAGGAGTACGTCCGGTACTGCAACGACTGGAACGAGACACCGAAGAACCAGAAGAGTCTCATCGAACTGTTCAAGAAGATGGGCGTGGCAAGCCATCGCAGGTCGGATGGTATCTGGTACTACATGGAACAGAATATTTCGCCGGAGAGGGAGCCTGCGCAGGACGATCTGCCTGTTGATGATATTCCAGAGGATAAACTGCCGTTCTGATATGGGAAAAGACCACTTTCGCTTTGAATATGATCCGGTCCAGGCGCTGAGGAACTGTCCGAAGCTGCTTGGAATGGAACTGACGCAGCACGGCAACAAACTGGAGGGCGGCTACTACCTCAACGGGGACAAGCACCAGTGGCGCCGGGACAAACTCAAAATCTTCATCAGTCAGGGCACCGTGTGGCTTTCCGAGGAGGGTGGCCCGTCCATGAGTCTCCAGACGTGGCTCATCAACTACGGCGGCGCTGCCGACTATAAGGAGGCGATGCGGATGATTAACGGCCAGTCCCAGGCGATGACCTGGAACCATGAGGTCAGGCAGAAGGCTGTTGAGGCCATCAAGCACGTTCCATGGGAGGCTGTGAATGGTGCTGCGGGTTATGACCTTAAGCGCTGCAATCTTTTCAACTGGATGTGTACCCTGTTCCCGGAAGAGAGGGTGCGCGAGGTTTGGAAGGAATACAATGTGACCACCGATTCTCACGGCAACTGCGTCTATTGGTACGTCAACCAGCAGAACCAGGTGCTTTTTGACAAGCGCATCTTCTATAAGGAGGATGGACACCGTGACCGCAACTTCTTCCCGGGGCGCCAGTATAGGGTGCGGGACGGATATTCTGAGCACTGCTTCTTCGGGGCCTGCCTGCCGGATGATGGGATGAGGGCTTTTGTCGTGGAATCTGAAAAGTCCGCTATTCTCGGACGTTTGTTCTACGGGCGCAGGTTCCTGGCAACCGGCGGCAAGTCGAACATCCGCGAGGTGGATGACCGGATGCTACTGCTCCCGGATATGGACGCCAGAATAGCGTGGGAGGAGCGTGGAGAGGTGTGGCCATGGTGGGAGAAGTGGGGAATCCCGATTGAACAGATCCCGCCCAAGGCTGACATCGGGGATATGATTGAATGGAAACAATTAAACCACAAATAGTTATGAAAAAGATTTGGACAAAAATTCAGAAGTTCTGGCTTTTCCACGTGGCGAATCCCGTGGTCAGAATGGGTGAGGGTCATGGCTTCCGGTACACGTTCCGCAAGTTCTGGCTCGACATCGAGTCAGTCTCGGGAAACTGGAAGGTGCGTTTCCTGGCCAGCGAGCACCCCTATGCGTACCTTCTTGAGAGTGTCAATCAGGAAAATCAAAATCTTTTCGGCTTCGCCGAAACATTGTATTTCCTTGGCGCCACGCTAACCCGCGATCAGGGCCTGGTGAATGACGTGCAGAAGGCGCTCCGAAAGTACGAGAACCGACTGTCGAAGACGGAACTCGAACCCGCCGACGAGGAGCAGCACGCAATCGAGGAGGTGAAGGCCGTCCAGGAATATGTGGATGCAAAGCCTAAGGAGCGCAGAAAAATGGAGCGCGACACCAATGTCCGCTTCAAGAAGGCTGTTGAGGCACAGAATTTGCATGGGTCAAAGTAAAACATCATGAATATGGAAGGAATATTTTACAAACGCGGCTCGAAGTCAGACTTCGCCGGTGTTGAGATCCTTGGGGAGGCAATGGAACTCCCGAGGGTGATTATCGAAGAAATTACGTTCCATGAGACCTTGAAGGTCCAGGGGAAGACGGAGCATGAGCGCTGGACGTGCAAGCTCCAGGGGATTGAAAAGCCGATGCTGCTCAATTCCACAAATCGCAAGCGTCTGGCGAAGAGATTCTGGAATACGATTGTGGCCGACGGAACCGAGTGCCATGGCCGCTTGAACCTACTGACCGGCCTGGGCTGCGCTATCCGTCTGGATTCGGAGCCTTGCCGCGACCCCAGCGACGGTGAGATGACCATTGGCCTCCGTGTGTCGAAGTACGACCCTGACCCGGCGCCTGCCGCACCGGCTCCCGCAGCCAAGAAGGTGATCACCGAGGATGTGCTGGAGAAGACCGTGAACTGGGCGAAGGAGAAGGGCATGACCTTCGAGCAGGTGGCAGAGAAGTTTGACTTCGCCAACGACACTGTGAAGGATGCTGTGGCAGATGCGCTGACGCCCGCACAGGCTCCAGCCGCTCCAGCAACCGACGAGAACGATTTACCTTTGTAGCGTATGGATAAGGAATTTGAATGGAAGCAGAAGCGGTGCGGAATGATTACCGCTTCCGAACTTGGCTCAATCACGAGCGCAAGTGGCAAGATTATTGACGGATGCCTGTCTTACATCCGCTCCAAGCGTTTCGAGCGCAAGCATGGCTACGCTCTGCCGGTTTCGGCGAAGACAATGGACATTGGCAACGAGCAGGAGCCGTATATCTATCAGTGGGCCGTTGCCAACCTTGGTCTCCCCGGCTTGATTTATTCCAAGAATCTGCCGGAGATTCCCTTTTGGATAGCGCCTGATTGCCCTTTGGGCGCATCCCCGGACTCTTATACTCCGGACGAGCGTATCGTTGTTGAGTTCAAGTGCCTGGTTGGTAATACGGCTATCGAGTTCTTCGATGATGACTACACGTCATATTTTGAGAAGAAGGAGGCTGTGTGGAAGGATCACGGGGATCAGTTACTCGGGCAGTTCATCTCCAGACCATCCGTCGAGGAAATTTGGCTCGTGAAGTATATCTACCAAAATGATGACATCATTGAGGATAACGATGATCCGAATGAGCCTTGGCGTGGCACCGTGTTCAAATTTGCGCGGAAGGATTACGAGGAGTCCATTAAGGCCATGAAGGAGCGCATCCGTCTGTTTGACGCGATGATTGACGCCAAGATCAATCCTTCCGAGTTCAAAGTTGGCGATTGGTCTGTTATTGACGGTGAGTTGAAGCAGACCATCGTCGAGAAGCCCGAAAAACCGAAGAAGAAATGAGGACCTTTGACGCAGAGGAAATTCTTGACCTTGACGCCAACTACGTTCGCGTCGATGGTAAGCGCAAGGTGAAGCTCCGTGAGAATTACAACGGCACGTATCGTGCAATTCAGTTGACTGGATGTTCTCTCGGAGACTACTTTGCCGTCCTCGCGTACCTACTCGATAGGGGAATAAATGCAAGATGAGACAGTTGTTGAACAGATCCACGGCGCCTACGGTTGTGCGCTTCTTTGACGTCTGCTTTAAGCAAGGCGTCATTGATGCGTGCAACTATTCCGATGACTATGGCGCCAAGGAATTCTTGAAACAACACAAGGAAGCCTGGGACTTCGGTGTCCTGGGCGAGCCGGATGACTTCGACTGGGAGATGTGGCGCTTCACCCTGTACCGTTGGGCGCGTCAGCACCACTTCATGAAGTTCTCGTCCGACTTCATCTATCGCATCGTCCGCAAGACCTATTTGTGGTACTTCCTGCCATACTGTATGCGCTTCTACCTGATGGGCATAGAGGAGTGGCTGGAGTACCCGAATCAGGTCAATATTGAGGTGTTTAAGGGCGAGTCGAAGGTTCACTGGAAACCGGTCGAGAAGCACCTTCGGAAGATAACCATAAACGACTGGATCTCCTACATGCAGGAATTCTGCTATGAGTTTCGCCGGAACCCCAGGTCGCAGGGCGAGGATCGCCTGATGAGTCCGACCGCTTTCGACGCTTTCTGCCAGGCCATCCATGATTTGACAAGGAAGTATGACACGCGCAAGAAACTTCGACTCAAGGAACTCTCCGAGGAAGACCTATAAACCGTATCATGACATGCCGGGCGAGCCTTGGCTTGGCTTCATCCTGCTCCCATACGGCCTATACTACGAGGAAACGCGGTGTTTTCTGGATGCCAAGACCGGAGACCGGATGCAGTTTCTGGATGGTCCGGAGGTCACGATAGATTCCGTGACCATCGTGGAGGGCGAGCGGATGTGCGATGTGCTTTGCAGGGTCCGGTATGGTGTCAAGTGGAAGGTTGCCCTCGAAAGGTGGCTCAGGTACGCCAGGATAGAGGGCCACGGAAAGGATATTTTTGTACCGGAAAAGTGTATAATGGTTGTGTATGGCAAGGAGAAAGCCTGAATGGAAAGCACTGCCTCCGGTGATTGAGACCTACCGGATCCAGGCAAAGTACGCTCCAGATTTGTTCTTCCCGTCCAATGCTCTGGAGGATAGGTTCTGGAAGCGGTCTGGCAACGAGAACGTGCGGTTTACGACCTTGGACGACAAGAACTGCATTCCGAAATTCATAAGAACAACCAACAACCGAGATGGGGAATACGATGGTAACTTTGACGATTTTTGTCAACGGATGTTCGGCCTGCCGTTCGTGAATATCAAATCAATGTGGATATCACGTTTAGGGAAGGTGGATTACTATTGGCATTGGGTGAAACTTGTTGAGGAATGATTGAACTAAGAAAATATCAGCAGGATAGCGTTAATGAAATAAAGCAAGCCCTAAAGCAGTATAGAATGGTTCTTTTTCAGGCTCAGACTGGCTTTGGGAAAACAATCGTATTCTCGTATATTGCCGCATCGTCACAGCGGTTCAACAGGAAAGTCTTAATACTTTCTGATAGGACGGAAATTCTTCTCCAGAATGGCGGCGCCTTACAGAAGTTTGGGATGGACGTGGACTATGTTTCCCCGAAGCACCGGAACGTACCCAAAAAGAACATTGTGGTCGCTATGGCGCAGACCATGAAGCGCAGGGTTGAAAAACCGGAATGGGTGGAGTATCTTGGTTCGGTTGAACTGCTTATCATTGACGAGGCGCACATGCAGACGTCTGATTTTGTGCATGAATACCTGAACGAATCGTGCTTTGTTCTTGGCTGCACGGCTACACCGAAACGCTATGGCCACCAGAAGCAATTGGGCGAGATGTATAAGGCGATGGTTCTTGGCGTTACCACCCAGGAACTTATCGACATGGGCTATCTTTGTAAGTGCCGGCTTTTCTCCGTGGCCGCTCCGAAACTGGACATTCCGATAGATCAGGGCATCGGCGACTACAACCGCAAGGCGCTGGCGCAGGTATTTGAACAGAAGACGCTATACCAGGGCGTAGTCAAGGAATGGCTGAGACTGACTCCACACACGAAGACCATTTGCTTCTGCGTCTCTTCCCAGCAGGCAATCGAAACCTGTCGCGAATTCGAGGCGAACGGTATATCCGCGAGATATGTGCTTTCCGGGGACTTCGAGGAAGACGAGGAATATAGCGGAAAGAGAAAAGACATATATGACGCTTTCGCCCGAGGCGAGTTTGAGGTGCTTGTCAATGTTAACATATTGACGGCGGGTTTCGATGCACCAGACGTACAGACGATCATCGTGGACTTTGCCACGGTCTCTATCGCACGCTGGCGCCAGGCCATCGGTCGTGGGTGCCGTGTTGCTGACGGGAAGACAGAGTTTACAGTACTCGATTGTGGCGAGAACTGGAAGAAGCACGGAGGATTCGCGGACGAGTACCAATGGCTATTATGGCATGATACGCATACCGGCAGTGGCGTCCAGGGCGTTAAAGAATGTCCTACCGATAAAGAAGACATTAACCACAAGAAGGGATGCGGGCAGTTGGTCCCTGTGTCCTGCAAGGTCTGCCCGGCCTGCGGGCATGTGTTCTTAACAGAGAAGTACGAATACGAACTTTATCTGGAGGAGGTTGCGAATACCGAGAAAGGCACGATACGCCAGTTCTGCGCAGAGAAGAAGCGCGAAGGCTGGTCATTCTATCGCATCTTGCTACAGGTCGCACTGGCGAATGCGGAGAATGTCAAGCCTGCAATTATCGAAGCATACCTGACCTTCCATCCAGAGAAGACGAGAGAGGACGCAAACCGCTTCTATTTCGTCTGGAAGAAGAACTCCTGGGAGAAGCATCGGCACAAGGTAAAACCCAAGCAAGCAAAAGATGATATTGGCCTATTTGGATAATTAATATATTCTTCGTATCTTTGCATACACACTCGTGTTGCAGACGAGGAAGAGAAATATAGAGCCCCGGATGAGTAGGGAGGTGCTGCAACCACCTTTTGAAAATTCGGGGATTCGTTTTTAAGATGAAGAGAGAAGTTTGGAAGGCCGTTCTTGGATATGAGGGCCTATATGAAATCAGTAATTATGGCAATGTGAAAGCCCTTAACTATAAATGTTTTGGAATAGTCAAAATTATACGGCAATCCACATCTTGCTATGGGTATAAGGTCGTGGGTTTATCTAAAAATGGGAAGACAAAACAATTTTTTGTCCACCGTTTAGTCGCCATCGCCTTCGTGCCGAATCCTTATGGATATCCGATCGTAAATCATAAAGACGAGAACAGAACTAATAACAATGCGGAGAATTTGGAATGGTGTACAAATAAATACAATTTGAACTATGGTTCCGCAAGGGAGAGGATGGTAAGAAGCAAGAGGAAGCGTGTCTTACAGTACGACCTAAACTGCAATCTCATCAAAGTATTTCGCAGCATATCGGAAGCGGCAAGGGAAACTGGCCTGTGCCGTGCTCATATATCAGCTTGCTACCGAGGTGAAAATAGAACGCACGGCGGTTTCTTCTGGCGACCAGATGGCTATCCTCCGAAACAAGGCGACGAGGTGCAGAATAAAAGAAACGGAGGAAGGTTTCATTTTGCTTATGACTCATCGCCGAAACTGTTTTAGGCACGGAATTTGAAGGGTGAATTAGATAAATTATTACGGACATGGAACAATTCTCAGAACAATTCATTCATTCTATTGACAATATTGCCCATCAATTGTACGGGGCGATGCTCAAGGAGGTCAAGAAGCAAATCAAACTTGAGGGCGAAGATTACCAGACCGGCTTTCAGCAGGGAGTTGAGGCTGGAAAGAAAAAGGTGCTTGAGAACTTCCCAATGTGGAAAATTGCACCATCGGATGATTATATTCATGAAACCGTCCTTGCTGGCGCCGGAGAGTTTGGCATGCGAGTGCTTCATCGTGGGCAGCTGATAAAAGAGGGATGGAAGTACATTCCAATTAGGTCACTGAAGATTCTTCCTGTAGAAGTCGAAGAGAAAAGCGAATGCGAGAAATGAAGGACATGAATATATTTGAAGATTCTTTTATAATTGAGCCGTGAGAGATGCCGTGTGGCGGTCTGCCGGATGATTGCCTTGTCTTCGAGTCTAATGTGGTAGATGTGAAACCTTTGCGGCCAGACCTGATTATCCCGATCGAGATAATATCTACGCTTCGCGAGGCGAAAGAGAAGCACTTGCCGTTAATGTTCACTAACGACGGTGAAACTCGCGCCTTGTTAGTAAAAGATGCAAACGACCTTAATCTGAAAATAACCGTTAACGGAATACCGTTTGAAGAAATATGAAACTCTATGGATTAGTAAAGCAAGTTTGGATTATAGACGAAAGGATGTCCATTCCAGATGCCGACTCGGTGGAATTGTATGAGTCTCAGGAGGAAAGAGATGAGCGACTTCTGTATCTGAATGGAGGACATGGCGAGGACTATTTTGACCGTATGGACAACTATTACGCGGCTATTGATTTTGAGGTCGGAGAACGGAATGAGTATAATAAGCCATACGAAGCTCCAAAACGCCAAGAATCAGTGCCTGGAAACCTCGAACGTCTGTTGTTAGTTATGGGAACACATTTTGATTTTTGAAGCGCTATGAAATCAGTGATCTACGAGTTTGACCCGGTGATATACCCGACAAGGTTATGGGTATGTAAGAAACCAAGCACAGAGGATATTAGTGAACTGTTTTATCCTTTTAACAATGATGGTGAGGTGGTGGACAGCTTTGGCGATGTGCTTGAGGATGTATATGGCAGATATGCCAATACGACGATTGTTGGAAATAAGAAAAGCAAGATGCGTGGTTGTCTTGTTTCCATTTTTATGCCAGGAAGCTGTAGAGCAGGTATATGCTCTCACGAGGCATTGCATTATGTCGCTTATTTGAGTGAGCAATTTGATATTCCCCTTGGTGGATTTGATACAAGTGAACCCCTTGCTTATCTTGAGCAATGGGCCACCAACTGCATCTGGTGTACGCTTGTGAATCACCCAGAAGAAATGAAAGGAGTATTGATCAATGGGAACGACGCCGACACCTCCGAACCCGTACACCAGAAAGCATAGGCAGTCACCAGAAATGAAGTTGCAGGCTGAATGTTACAAGGCGGCCTGGAACAAATACCCGGAAGTGAGGCGGCTCCTGTTCCATGTGGCCAATGAACTCAATCAGTCTGGCGACAATGTGGTTCAAGGCGCCATGCGCCGGGCAGAAGGGATCGTGAAGGGAGTCGCCGACCTCATCCTTCTCATCCCGAGGGGAGGATATCATGGACTCATGATTGAAATGAAAACGCTCGATGGATACCAGCGCAAGGAGCAGCGAGAATGGCAGGCACTTGTTGAGGCACAGGGGTATCGCTACGAGGTGATCCGCACAAAGGAAGCATTTATGGATTTACTTGCCGAATATCTCGCCAAAAAGTAGTATCTTTGTCGCACTATGGCTAAATCAATGATACCCATGAGGCCGGAAGGCTTCGCTGCGTCTTCGCTGAACCAGGACGAGCAGTCCGCGCTCACCTGGATGGTTCTTTCTGGCTGCACCAGGCGGGACGCCTACATCACTTTTGCCCGTCCAGACATGCTCAACTCCCGCGCTCAGGCGGCAATCGACGAGTACGTGAAGCAGTTCTTCTCGCGCAAGGATGTGAAGGAGTATCTTGTTGCCTACGAGGCCACCCTTGACAAATTCCTGAATCCCGCCAAGGAATTGAAGCCGTTTGCCCCAGACCTCTCGATGGAGGAGAGGAAGGCGAAGTCCAAGGAAAAGCTCACCGAATTCTCCATGTCCCTCATCCAGAACATCGACCAGGCAAAGGACCCCGAGATGGTAATGAAACTGGCAGACAAGATCGGCCTCCTGGACGTTGACGAAAAGGCGCCCGAGGAGCCTCGCCGGTATCTCCCGGTTCAATGCGGCCAGTGCGCCTACCGTCAGTTCTGCGAGGACAATACGGAAGACATGTGCCCGCATTGCAAATATTTGAAGGAATGTGAGGCTCACGGCATACATTTTGATAAACAAGAAATGTTAGACATTCAAATAAAAACCGAAGATGAAAAATGAAGTTGAAGGACGCATTACCAAAGTCCTCCCGATAGAACGGGGAATGGGTAGCCGTGGCCCCTGGGCCACCGCGAAAATCGTTATTGAGTATGAGAATGGCCGCTACACGTCAAACCTCATGCTTGAGTGTCGGTCGAATCGCGCCGAGGAGTTTGCAAAACTCCGCGTCGGACAGAAGGGTAAATTCTTCTACGACGTCTCATCTCGCGAGTACAACGACAAGTGGTATCACAATGTAACCTGCTTTGATTGGGCTATTGAGGGCGCCCAGGCCCAGGCCGCTGCTCCGGCGCCTGCTGCCGCCCCCGCATCCCAGCAGCCGGATAGCGAAGACCCCTTCTAATCTACACCACCATATTCAATGTGCGTGTCATTTCTTTTGGAAGTGGCACGCTTTTTGCGTATCTTTGTATCGAGAATTTCATAATCATAAAGTTGGATGAAAAAGGGCCGCTGTGAAGCGCCCCTTTTTCTGTTACTCCTGGATCGTGCGTCCGGAACTGTTGTTGTCAACTCCTGGCTTGCTGGGGTTCTTCTCTTCCCCGGCGCTTCCGGTGTCAACTCCGTATTTGGCCTTGACCTTTGCGGGAATCTCGGCCTTGATTTGCAGTTCGTACTCCCACTCTTCCTTGACCTTGCCGTAGTCACCGACATGCTGGGACCCGAGGTCTTCCATGGCGGCTTCGCGGGACTTGATGCGGGCGTACACCTGGTCGCACTCATTTTTGACCTGCTCGGCGATGTTCTGAGGCATCCAGACATTCGGGCCGACGGAAATGAGTAGCTTTTCGTACCTCTTCACGTCACCCTCCTGTGCTCCGACCAGGGCTTTCATCACGTTCATAAGGTCACGTACCCCCTTGAAGAAGTAGGGCCAGATATTCTGGCACCACTGAATCTCGGGCGCAAACATGATCTTAATGGTCGTGCTGGAGTCGGCGCCCTGCTTGAGAACATCCGGCTCGACGAAGACGGACATGCAGGTGCGGACGATGTTGTTCCAAAGATTCTCCAGGTGGATGGTGGCCACGTTGCTGGCATCCGGCGGGTCGAGGAACTTGGCGTCGCTGTGGGCGAGTGCGTCCGTGCTTCCCTTGACGCCGATGGTCTTTCCGTTCATCTCGGACGGAGGAAGGCTGACCAGGTTTTCGGTCTTGAGGAACAGGATCGGGAAGGCGCTGTTCTTCATTTCCTCTGACATGTAGGAGCAGGCATCCTCCAGGGCCTCGATGGAAAGCTGGGCCGGTCCGGTCGGAATGTCCGGCACGCGGAAGTAGATGCACTGCACTCTCTTCCCGGCCTGGTTCGCCATCTTCTTCACGAGGACATAGCCGTCTTCGCTCTTGGTGCGATTCTCCTTCGGGATAATGGAGTCATCGTCATCGTCAAGCTGCATCCAGGTCTCCATACCCTCGCTGTTGAAGATGTCAACCGTTACATGTCCATCGAAGGTGTACTTCCTGGCTACCGTGGTGTTACCGTTGATATCGACCTTCGGGTAGAGGACGGATCCTTCCTCGTAACCGAAGACCTTGTAGTCAATGCCATTGTCATCACGGTAGATATAGATGGCGCCATCTCCGGTACGGAAGACCGAGCGGACGAGTTGGAGCCAGGCAGACTTGGAGATGCCGGATATGTCGAGCCAGGAGATGAGCTTGTCGTAAGCCCCCTTGTCCTCGGTCTCGTTGGACGTCCAGAATCCGTCACCGGCGAAGTGTGAGATCTTCTTTCCGATGATGCACTCCTGGATGCCGAGGGCCACAGTCTCAACATCGTCGTAACCGACGAGTTCCCACTTGGTGCGCCCCTTCGAGTCCTTGATGCCGGTGTCTTTGTAGATGGGCCGCTTCGACATAAACTTGGAGTTGATGTCGTGGGCGCTCGGCGTAATCTCGTTAAGGAAGTCCTCCTGCCGCAGGGTGATGAAAGAGCCGACGGGCGGCACCACCGAGCGGCGCTTGTTCCTTCCCTTCTGATTCTGCGCCGGGGCAGGTGCGGACACGACGCGGCGGGTCCACAACTGCTTCTTGGAGTCATTGATGTAATCAGAGATGTTTGGCATAGCGCTATAAAGTTAAATCCAAACGACGGAGCGTCCCCCGTCATATTGTTGATATAGTCCTTGGTAGGCCGAATCGTCAATCACCCTCTCGGGCTGTTTCTTCGGTCTGGCGTCCAGTTCAAAGACGGCCCTGTAAGAGAACGGGTCCATCAAGCCAGGGGACTCGTGGAACCTTGCGATATACTCCTCCTTGCTTCGGTAAAGAATCTTCTTGTTCTTCTGTCCCTTCATAAACACATTCTTCTCGTTATACAGGATATCTATGATGCGGCGCTTCCCTCCCTTCTTGCCGTATGGAATCTGCATATTGAGGTCAAGAGTTGTCGAATAGGCGCCGGTCTTGAGAAGCGCTTCGGTCTTGGCCAGAAGCTGAGACCTGACGTTGAAGTATTGCTCGATGGTGACGGGGTTCCCCTGCTTATCGTACTCCTGAATCGGAGTCTTGTTGGCCGTGATGGCGTATCCGTCGGTGAAGCCCGTGAGATAGTAACCAAGGCCGGTGGCGTCGAAGGCGAAATTCTTCTTCGGAACGCCCCAGAAGGCCAGCTTATCGTCAATCCATGTCACGAGTTCGGAGGTGGTGCCACGGAAAGCCTCAACGCCAACCCAGCACTTACCTTTCCAGATGAGCATGAGGTTATCATCGCTCTTGAGTTTACCTCCAGACACATCCATGGTTGCGTACATGTTCTCGTCATCGTCCTGCGGGTTTGTCTCAAGCGCCCGGAAGTCAGCATCCGTCACGCTGACGCCCTCATCCTCTGTTGGTCCGAAGTAAGCCTCATAGAGGACCGCCCTCTGGGTGCCGCCCACATTGTGAAGGTTGGCAACAGACTGCCCCTTGGTAGCGGCAACCAGTTTGCGGTTTCCTGCGGCAGATCCTGTGATGAGAATAAAGGACTTGACCATATCTGCCTCCGTGAGGCCCGCAGCGCGGTCTTCTGCGCTGATGCGGATGTGTGCGGCCTCCACAACCTCTTCCTTGGTGTCTCCCCATACGACGGAAGTGGCGTCATCTCCTTTAATATAGAAATAGCGCTTCTTGCCATCCATCTCCGGCCTGATGTGCCAGGTCTTCGGGTCGATGTAGCCGCCGGTTACGAGAAAATCGGTTGTCCAGTGGCCGTATTTCGGGTTGAAGGATAGAACCATGCAAGGCTCTACGCCAGACGCGTCACGGTTACGGGAGAACATGTAGGCGAACATCTTGAACTGCTCGATGGCCGTAGCCTCGTCGATTCCGATGTATGCCGCCTGCTGTTTCTTGATGTACTCCTGGAAATCATCCCACTCCTTCGGGTTCTCCGGGTTGAAGTTGGCGTGTATCATCTGGATGGCGTTATTCCAGATGGGCCATGCGAAGGTGGGGAGTTCTCCGGAAGTCACCTCACACCCGGAGAATTCGCCCCAGACGGTAGATGCGTCACGGAACATGGACGTACCCTTGCTGGAGTCGAGTTTTCGGACGTTGATGAGACGGCCAGTGTAACCATACTTACCGACACCGTTTAATCCCTTGAGCATCATGCCGAAGGTTTTCCCGGACGTTGCCTGGCCGCAGATGAAGAACAGGTTTGCTTCGAGCCAGCACAGGTTCTCTTGCAGGCCATCCTGTGGGATGAGGTCAACCCCGTCACGAAGAACGAAATTGCCAACTTTATCCCAGCCCTTATCCTTCACGGTTGCGGTTTTCCGTTCCACGTGTTCGTAGAGCGGAGGGAATTCGGCATGTTCCTGTTTGAGTTTAAACATACCGCAAAGATACGAAAAAGGGGTGATTTTTTACAAATTACGTGCCAAACTTTGCTGATTTGAAAAAAATCTCCTATTTTTGCACCGGAATATCATTTCTAAATCACACATATATGTTCAAAGAAAAAATCGTAGAAGGACTCAGGGCGAAATCTGAAATCAAGCGTTTCGGGCTGAGTAACGAGGCTATTGACAGGATTGCCTCAGCGAGAGAAAAGACTGTCACCGAAGAGTCCCAGGTGGAAGCCGCCCTTACGGACGCCGAGACCATGAGGCTCGTTGCCGATGAGTTGATGAAGCATCGCGACCAGGAAATCACCAAGAGGACCACCACGCAGAGTGCTTTTGATGCTTACAAGGCAGCACACCCGGAATCTGGTTCCGGCGACGGTTCTGGCGGCGGCAGTGGCTCCGGCCACGGCGACAGCGGTTCTGGCAAAGGCGACATCGCCGCCATCGTCCAGGCCGCAGTAGCAGCAGCCGTCAAACCTCTCCAGGACAAGATTGACGGGTTCGAGTCGAATCAGGCAGCGAAGAACGCTCTTGAAACCGCCAGGGCCAAGTTCTTTGGTGGCGATTACGCCAAGCATTACAAAGATCAGGCCGACGAGGCATGGGAACGGGCGACTGAACTGAACGAGGCGACTGGCAGTAAGATGTCTGCCGACGAACTGTCCCAGAAGGCAGAAGGCTATTTCAACAAGGCCGTGTCCAAATTGGGCGTTGATACGAGCAAGCCTTTCGAGGCTGATCCGAACAACACCGAGAAGGGCGTGACCGACTGGAAGGCCGAGAAAGCCCGCCAGGACGCCCGTCACGGCGTCAAGCCTGCCGAGCAACAGTAGTTTTTAACCAGTAACCTTTCACAAAAATGGGAAACAATCTTGGAAACGTCCATTTTAAGCCGGTCGTAACCGCGTATCCTGCCGAAAGGATGCCCGTGTGGATCGAGGTGAAAGAGCGTAAACTTGCCGGTGGTACCGTCAGCCTTGTCGGTCTGCCCAAGGGTACGCAGATTCCTCTCGCACTTCCGGTTTACCTGCCCGTGATGGGTGGAAAGGCTGTGTTCCTGGATTCCTATGAGGTCCAGGAAGCCATCACTTCCGCTTCCACTTCCATCAAGCTGAAAGGAACCAATAACGCTGTCCCCGAGGAGGGCTTCATCCTCGGCGTCCTGAACGACAGCAAGGACGGCCTGACCAAGGCCGCTGCCATCGGCGCCTACGACGCCGAATCCGGTTCCTTCGCCATCGAGGCCAACTCCCTCGGTGCCCTCTCCAAAGGTGACAAGCTGTATGTGGCCAAGGCCGCTGGCAGCAATGTCGCTCTCCAGAAACCTACCGGTTTGTCCTGGCGTGAAATCTACGTCAGCAACGATGGTGCCTACGCTGGAACCGTCGCTGTCGTGACCAAGGGCCAGATCCTTGGAGACCGCATCCCCGAGATGCTCGACTTCTACAAGGAAGCCATCACCGGTATCACCTTCGAGTACGAAAACGAATAATAGGAGAAAAGAATTATGGCTCACAAGTACAATAAAGGGTTCCGCACCCTCATGGCAGAGGCCGGTATTCTTTCTGCCGAAAGTTTCGACCTCTACGTAACCGATGTTATCGGTTTCGGTAACTCTCAGGACATGGACCTCGACGGTTTCTCCTGGGATCCGTACTCCAGCATCACCTTCGACTTCAAGCAGCTGCTGATGTCCAACAAGCTCAAGGTGATGGCCACCTACGCCGACAAGGATTCCGAGGTCATCCCTCTGGGTACCAAGGGATTCGAGATGACGGAAGGCGTCATCCCTTGCCAGAAGGCCCGCTTCTTCTGGGATTCGGACGATTACCGGAACTATCTGGACGCCCTGTCCAAGATTCAGTTCCAGAATCAGACAGCCCGCGAGTATGCCCTGGATCTGCTCTTCAACGGCCTCACCGACATCAAGAACGCCCACGAACTGTCCATGCTGTATCAGCGTGACCAGATGGTTTCCAACCGTGGTCTCGTTCTGGACGCCAACAACAACCCTCGTGGTATCAAGGGTCTGGTGTTCATGGCCGCTGTCCCTGACGAGAACATCACCCGCACCGCGAACATGTTCTCCGACCCCGAGAACAAGACCGCCGATACGGCCAACCTCAACGTTGACCTCATCGCCGTCCTGCGCAAGACCATCCGCAACATGATCCGCAAGGGTTACGACAAGAGCACCATCATGATGGAGGTGGACGAACTGTCCTTCCTCGACGATATGGAGCATCCCGTGATCCGCAAGCAGATCGGTTATCGTATGCGTCGCGACCTGCTTCTGACTCCGGCCAATGACGCCAACGCCCTGATCGTTGGAAACAACGCCACCGACGAGGAAGTCAAGGTCAACTTCGCAGCCCTTATCGGCCTGCCTCTCGCGAACATCAAGTTCAAGAAGGGTCTCACCGCAGTCGAGCGCCTGGAAGGCAAGGGCATCAACGCCAAACTTGTCACCAAGGCTTTCCGCACCTTCAACGCCGACACCTACGTCCTCTATCCCGCAGGTCCTCTCGGCACCATCAAGACCGCTATGGCTCTGCTGCCCGACGGCGATGCCATCTACGCCACCTTCTTCGAGGGTCGCGGCATCATCCAGTACGAGTACGACGTGAAAGCGAAGACTCAGGACTGGTGGTCCGAGTTCTACGGTCTCTGCGTGCCTACCCGCCCGAAGGAGATGTTCTATGTCATCACCTACACCGCCCCGGAAGGCTCCGGCAGCGGCAGTGGCGGTGGCAGTGGTTCCGGTAGCGAACAGGGCGCGTAAACCTCTTAACCAGAAGAAAGTATGACTGTCGAAGATTACCTGCGTAGCCTGGTGCCCGGATATGACCTCCAGGCCAACGTGGTAGCCCGATGTGCAAGAAGTCCGAAGGAGGTGGGGCTTTCCCCACTTCCTCTGGACGAAGACATCGACTACTACGATGAGACTGTTACCGACCCGGAGACTGGTGAGGAAACGACCCAGAGGACGGAGAGGAACGACGAGGAGTACACTATGCGCCTCGACTACGCTGCTTCGACCGTGTACTATTCGATGTTGGGTGTTTTTGCTGGTGGCGGCTTCACCGAGCAGGTTGGCGATGTCCGCGCCTCCCGTGGTGGTTACACCATCACGATGGCTGACCGGAAACGGTTCAAGGACCTCGCCGACGCCCTGCGACAGAAATGGGGCTGGGAGACTGTTGACGATGGTGTCACCAGCAGCGAGATGTATGATGCAACGGCATTAAGGATGCGAATGTAATGTTGGCTATCGAGTTTCGTGATAAATGCGTCATCGAGCGCCTGACCGGAGTGAAGGATGAATGGGACAACCCTGTCCGTTCCGAGGTATATTCCGGGCCGTGCCTCTACGAAGAGGGCGGCACCGGATATTCCCGGAGCATCATAACCAGGAGTCCCACCGTCTATCTCAACGGAAATGACGTGATGGTGATGATAAACGATTCCATAACGGTCACGACTGAGCAGGGGCGCCAGATCAAGGCTATTGCCGAGATTGTCCGCGACATCAACCTGCCCTGGCGGGCCGGAATCAAATGCACGAGAATCGAACTTAAGCAGGCACAAGGAGACTAAGCAATGGGTTACACTCACGGAAGACATCTGCAAGGGTGGAAGAACGCAAGCGTGCAGTTCCAGAAGGAATTGCTCGCATGTGCCGATGGTGTAAACCGCACTGCTCAGGGCATCTTTGTGGATGCGAACAATAGGTTCATGGACTATGTTCAGCAGAATGAAAACCTGCTGCCGTATTACACCGCCAACCTTCACGACAGTATCGTGTCCGTCGTGTCTCAGAGCGGTCGCGTTGTACGCGCCGTTTACATGCCGAAAGAAGCAACCAGGCCGCAGAACGCCCCCGACAGGAAGAGGATTGTTGGTATGGAAGAGGCTATCCGCGCCGTCCGCAAGCAGGCTTACCCGCGCACTGGTGTTTCCTCGACCCTCATTGTTGCCGTCCCTTATGCGGAGGGCGCTAATGAGACGAGTAGGCGCAAGGGGTACCTGAACTGGCTCCAGAATTCCTTCGAGTCAGAAATGCGGACAGGCATGGAAGTCCTCAAGTACGTCAAGGCTCATCCTGGCGCAAGGCCCGTCGCGGCTGTCAACAGACGATTTGCCAAATGATACACGCAGCGGACATAAACCCGGATGTGGAACTGAGGGACTTCCTCCAGGGCCGCATCGTGGTTGGTAAGGCTGGCGGCGGCACTGCGCCCGTCACTGTTTACGGAGACTGGGAGCGTCCCACCAACAACCTGCCCGATGACTTTGTTGTGATCTACATCAATGGCAACGTAGGAGGCTTCGGACCAAAGGTGAACTACGCCGACGGCTACTTGATGGTGAGTCTGTACTGCAAGCTGAATGACGATGGCTCCGTCAAAAAGAACCGCGTCAAAAACATTCTCAAGCAGTTTGACACCATCGTCGAGAAGGCTAAGACGCAGAATTTCTTCTTCAAGTTCGACATGGAGCGTTTCGCCGCACCCACCACACCGAATCAGACTTCCGGTTACTCGACCACTTCGCTCAATCTCATGTGGCATACTAACAACAATTTTAACTCGCAATAATCATGTCTGTAAAGAATCTTGGTAGCTCTCAGCAGCTTTTCGCGGGGCAGGGTGACATCATAGTGTTCAGCGCCCCCACAGGCGGCATCACCGCCGACACCACGATTGCACAGTGCCTGACCAACGGCGCTAGCCTGGGCCAGGTTGTGCAGGACTCTACTTCCTGGGACGGTGAGGAGGTTTCCTTCGACAACCTTCTGGACGAGCAGGGTGATGTCATCACCTCCGTCGCCTCCAACGGCACCCACCAGTTCTCCTTCGACCTGGCCGATCTGGAGCCGGACTTCCTCAAGGTCTTCCTTGGCGCTGAGGAAATCGTTGCCTCCGAGTCCGGTATCACCGCCGTGTTCGGCAATGGCACCCACAAGGTCTATGGCTTCGGCCACAGGCTCCCTGTGAAGGTTCGTCCTATCCTCATCACCAACGACGAGGGTAACAAGGCACTGTTCTTCCCTAAGGCGAAGATGGCCGGTTCCCTCGCATGGGGTGACAAGATCTGGAAGATCCACGTGGTCGTGACCGCCGAATTCGTGGACACCGCCAACCTCAAGACCGTCATGCCTATCTTCGCTGGCAACGATGTTGCCTATGCCGATGGCAGCGTGACCGCTGAGGACCTTGACGGCAACGGCGGTGGCTCTGGCAACGGAGCTGGTGCCTAATCTCGGGTACGAGAACCTAATCCGAGGGGTGGAGGGTTGGACAAATCCCCACCCCTTTTCTAATTCAAAATCAGTAAGTTATGGCAGAAAGCAATAAAAAGAATGGCGGCAAAAAGCCCGCCGAAAAGCCGGAAGAGATTGACGCCGCAAAGGTGGAATCTGTTTCCGTGGTTGACGAAAAAGAAATTCCAGAGGGTGCCGATGTGAAGGATGAGGGTGTCGTGATTGTTGGTGACGAGGCTGAGGTTCAGCGCGTCATGGACGAGGCCAAAGCGGCTGTTATCAAGGACAGTATCCTGGTTGTCATTCCCTACCTGGCGTCTGCGGCCCAGGGCCGTGAACTGGAGTACGCCGTTTCCGGCTGGCGCAAGCACTTCAAGGAGCCGCATCACATCGTGATTGTCGGTGACTACCACCCCATCGTTGACACTGGCGATGATATCACGTTCATCGATTGTCCGCGTATCGAGCCGGTCGAGGGTCAGTACACCTGCCATTTGGATCACGTCCATAAGTTCCGCAAGGTGCGCGAGATGTTCCCGGACCACAAGGGCTTCATCTACGCCTGCGATGACATGTATGCCGTGAACAACTTCACGATGGTGGAGGTGCTGCTTCCGAAGATTGTCCAGCGAGACATGGGCGGTGACTTCAATAGCAGCAATCCCTGGCAGAGGGATATGGCGAAGACGCGCCTGCTGTGCGTAAACCACAACCTCCCGCTGCACAACTATGTCTGCCACCTTCCGGTTTACTACGAGTGGGACAAGCTGCTGGCCATCTACGACCAGTACGACTGCGACCACCAGTCCTACATCGTGGAGAACATCTACTTCAACACGTACTTTGCCGACCGGGTGCCGTTTGCCCTGGACTTCGATAAGGACAACTTCAAGTGTGGCGTGTATCGGAGCAATCCTCGCATCTGGTGCATCGAAAATGCTCTCAAGAGCAAGATTTGGATTCAGAACTCGCCCGAGGGCTGGATTCCCGAGTTGGACGAAATCCTGAGGAAACACTATGCGGAAATCGGATAAATTCATAGCCGGTGAGTACGAGACCATTAGCCAGGCTCCCTGCACCATCACGGTGCGGGGACGCCGCTATAAGGTGCGCCAGGTGGCCCAGGCAGTCAAGGAGCGCATCACCCTTCTGGAACAGGAGGCGCAGGTTCTGGAGGCCAAAGGGAAGGAAGGCGTATCACAGAAGGCCGCAAAGAGACTGACCCGGAAGCTATATTCGCTCCACTCCAAGAAAGCCGCATACTACCTGCTCGGGAACTGGGCAATCTTCTTCCCCTGGGTCTGGTGGATTAAATGGCACATCCTGCAACTGCGTGGCAACGAGGTCACGTTTATGATCAACGGAGCGGGGGCCGTCAGTGAAGACGTGGGTTTTTCCAAAGCCAACTGGCAACTCTCAAGGCAGGAACGCGAACTGTTTATGAGGCCGGTTGGCGAAGTCGCAAAAGAAGCGCACGAGAGGCTGGAGAACGTGATAAATATGCTGGAGAAGGACGCTTTGGGGATAAAAAAGGAAGACAAATAAACCCCGCCTTCGAGGCGAGCACACACAACGAGCGAATTAAAGGAATCTACGGGAACTACAACTTCTGGTCGTGGCTCCGCTACTGGTATCTGGACTCTGCTAATCTCGTCCAGATGTACCTGATAGACAAGGGGTACTACGACTACGACTATGAGAAGGAAGAAAAGCTGGTTCTCGTGTCGAAGACCAAGAAGTCCAAGAAGGAAATTAACCAAATTCTTCGTAACTTTGGACTGCCGGTCCAGGAGGAGACCGAAGACGAAAAATTGCAATCTTTCATAATCGAGGAGGAACAAAAACATGGCAGTTGAAATACCTGTTGTCATTGATATAGACAAGGCGTTTGCGGACGCCGCAGCGCGTGTGCCCAAGGCAATGGCTCCCCTGGAGAGCAGTGTTAACAAGTTGAATGATAGGCTTCTTAAAGCCCAGGAGAACTTGGCAAAATACAAGATCGGAAGCAAGAACTGGGAGAAAGCGGCAAAAGAGATACAACTTGTGTCTCAGGCTCTGGCTGCGGCAGATTACCAGTTCCGCCAATTTGCGTCCAATGATGGGAGCATACGAAAATTATCCAATACTCTGGCTTATCTTCGTGAGCAATGGGCCAATATGGGTTCCAAGCAGAAGTTTGACAAGAAGGGTAATTTGTCTGCTGAGGCCCAGCAAGTCCTGGCAAATTACAAGAAGGTCTCTGCCGAACTTGAACGTTCCGGGAAGACTCTTGAGCAGATGATTCAAGAGGAAAAACGCCTTATTGATCTAAAGAAGAAGGGCGCTCAGGCTCGTCAGTATGAGAACGCTATTCTTAATACGACGGTAAAGACGGTTCGTGTTTTGCAAGAGCAGGAACGTATTCTTACTGATAGACTGAATAAAGCCACCATTGGTTCGAGCAAATATGAGCAGTTGCGCAAGCAGTTGCAGGGCGTCCAGAAGGAGTTGCAGAAGGCTAAGGGGGCAACGGATAATTACACGGCATCTCTTGCAAGGCAGTCGAGTGTACTTGGCCGCCTTGCCGGACAATTTGCCGCATACGTCTCAATATATTCTCTGCTTCGGTTTGCGAAACAGATCCGAGACGTTACCGGAGAACTTGAGTATCAGAGAGTCGCATTGGGCCATCTTATCCAAGACGAGGAGTACGGCGCCCAGTTGTTTGAGAGGATTAAGGCGGCCGCCATAGAATCTCCGTTCAGGATCAAAGATTTGGTTACATACACCAAGCAACTCGCCGCATACAGGATTGAACAGGAGGAACTTTTCTCCACCATGACGAGGCTTGCAGACATATCTGCCGGTCTTGGCGTTGACATGAACCGCCTTATCCTTGCTTACGGCCAGGTTCGCGCCGCCTCTGTGCTTCGTGGTCAGGAACTCCGTCAGTTCACTGAGGCTGGCATACCGCTTGTTGATATGTTGGCTGAAAAGTTTACAGAACTCAACGGTAAGGTTGTCAAAACGAGTGATGTTTTTGAACTTATTTCCAAGCGTGCGGTTCCGTTCTCGATGATTGCAGAAATCTTTGAGGATCTAACCGAGAAGGGAGGAATGTTCTACAAGATGCAGGAGCAACAGGCCGCCACCCTTGCTGGTAGATGGGAGAAACTGAAAGATGCTTATGATATTGGCTTGCAGGCCGTTGGTAATACAAAGACGTTCGAGGTTTATAACAACATAATTCTCGGAACACTAAACTTCCTCGCCAAAAACCTTCGTCTCGTCCCGAAACTGATAGAAGGAGCGTCCGCTGCCTGGCTCATATACTATGCCGCAACGACAAAAGCGAGAATCGCGACCAGGCAGGCTGCAATGGCAGAGATTGAGGAGGCGACGGCAAAAGAGGCACAGTCTATTGCCAACGTTCGTGGAATCAAAAACGTAAACGCATATACATACGCCTTGATGCGTCAGAGGGTGGCGACAAATGCCCTTACACGTAGTTTTTGGAAGTTGTGGGCTGCTGTTGTTGCAAGTCCGGTTGCTGCTGCCGTTGCCGCCGTTGGCGCCATTGCTGCGGCACTATTTCTGTTCAGAAAAAGAACGGACGATGCTGCCAATAGTTTCCAGGAGTTTGATGAACTCATTGAGGGAACATCGGCAGGATTGAAGGAAGTGCAGCGTTTCGATAAACTGATCACTCGGTATGAAATTCTTGCAAGCAAGACGGAATTGACCGACAAGGAATCGAGGCGCTTGTATCAAACAATGTCTTTATTGCAGGAGAAGTTCCCTGAGGTTGGCATTGGTATCGACAACGAATCTGATGCTCTTGACGTCCAGATTGAAAAACTTCGCGAGTTAAATACTCAGCGAGAGGAGGAGATAAGGCTTCGTGGCGAGCAGAAACTTGACGCTGAACGCATCAAGAGAGAAGAGGTTGGAAAGGAAATCGAGAAACTCTATAAGAAACGCCAGAGGCTTGCAGAAAACGCCGCCAGACTCGAAAGAGAGTTGGCAATGAATGATCTATATCTGGACTCGAAGGAGTGGAAAAATGCGAAGAAAGATATTGATGATGTCAATGTTAGCATCGCAGAGCAGGAAGAACTTTATGATAAACTCGCCAAACGAATTGAGGCGCTTAACCGCATATTACATCCGGAGTTAATTGAAAGTAGCCTTAACGCCTGGCAAAAGCAAATTCAGAAAATGAGAGACATTACCGTTGGTGACACAACGTCTCCCATTTTCACGGACGACGAAATCGAAAAATGGAACACACTTGATGAGGCGCTCGATGCTATCGCAAAGAGAAAGAAGACTGTCAAGGAGCGTGAAGATTCCTTATCGGCATCCATTAAGGAGCAGACCGGAGAAATTCGTGATCAGATTCAATCTGAACTCGATTGGGCTGTTGCTGAGCGTGTTAGGCTTGAAGCGATGGAGGAGTTCTTTGCTTCTCAGAGCGTTTATGCGAAAGACATTGTTGATAACTTCCAAGGACTCTTGTTGAAGACTTATGATAAGGACGCAATGAAGCGCCTTGGAGAAGAGATGGTCGCTGCGTTTCCAAAGGCGACTGCGGACCTTCTTGCTCGTCCAATTATAGACGCCGCGAAACTCGTCGAGAAGGGCTGGGAGGACGCCGGTGATGGTATCGCCACTGTATTCTCCTCTGTCTATGACTTTGAGGACAACAAGGGGAAAAAGCATAACATTATGGTAACGCCGATTCTTCCTGATGGGACCGTCCTTTCTCCGGATGAATTGGATGCTTATGTACAGGAGATTATTGCATCTTCCGATTTTAAGGACGAACATGGTATTCTTCTTGGAATCGATGTGGATGAAGACGCTGGAGAGAAACTTCATCAGATGCAAGAGGAGTATTATAGCCTTGTCGCCCTTAATGAAAAATTGAGGGGTGATTCTGCGAATAAATACCTCATTACAGAAAAGGAACTTTCCGTCCTTGACGATGCGACCGACGTCATTGATCTTATAGATAAGAAAATCGGCGAAATAGACAAGGAAGTGGAGTCCTTGGCTAATGTAGAACTCGACCCGAATATAAGTGACGAGGCGAAGGAGGAGTTTGAGAACTTCAAACTGGATCTCCAGACGATATATGAATACTTTCAGGAGTTGCGAGGAAGATACACTTCCGATGTTTTCTCTGGTCTCGCCAAGAATGTTCAGTCTCTATTTCCTAATCTAATGGAGTCGGCCTTTAGTGGCTCCGATAAGGAGACGTTCTCGAAGATGGGGCTGTTTTCAAACAAGGACCTAAAAGACATCACAACCATCGTCGATTTGTATGGATTATGGTCGAGGAAGTACAAGTCCGTAAATGAGGAACTTGAGCATTATAACAAGCAACTGAAAGAGACGATAGATCTTGAACTCAAAGAAAAAATCGCAGCCACGATTTCGAGTCTTGAAGACCAGAAGAAGGCGCTTGAGGAAATGCAGAAGACTTACGGCTTCTTGTTGAAATCTACTGGAGGTGGTGGATATCAGCAGGACCCCTGGATCCTCATTTACAAAAACAGGACAAAGTTTGTACAGGACTTCCGAAAGAGCGTCGAGGACCTTGATGAATATATGGCACATAGCGAGGCTTTATCAAAAACTCGCGGTATTATGAGTGGCCGTGGCGCTGCACTTGGCTTTGATGTTGACGCAATGAGCGGTTCGCGCCAAGAGGTTCTTTCGTGGTACGACAAGACCATAGAAGAAATAACTAAAAAGATTCAAAAACTTGGTGGGAGAACGTGGGCCGGTCTTGGCGTCCAGGCTATCTTGGCGAAGGATACGAAAAGTCGCACATTAAAGGCTTGGCAGGACCTTCTTGCGGATATTTTCAAGGAACGCACCGATTTTGATTTGTCTCAACAGAAGGCTGATTTCGAGGCGGCTTTCATAAAAATGAAAGATGAATTAAAACAGTCAGAAATTGTTAGGGATTTTTATAACGATATTCTGTCCTCTACTGGCGATGCAGAACTCGCCACATCCTTAACCGTGTCTGTTTATGGCGATGTAGGGAATGATTTGAAGGAGCGTATTCAAACGATGCTCAATGAAGCGTTTAATACATTTGACGTATCTGATTATGACCTTTGGGATAAGATGCGTATTGCTATCAAGCAGCAAGACTGGGGCTTCATATTGAAGAATCTTGACAAGTTCAGCAAGGAGTGGCGTGAATCTGTCAAAGAAATGGCTTCTTATTCCCAGCAACAGGACGCAAAAATAGTCAAGAATTTTGCTGACATGGTTTCAAAGTACGGCAGTAGTGTGCAGAAGATTGCTGTAATTAGAAAACGTGCCGAAAATGAAATTACTCAGATACGCCAGGCTCTTACTATATCTCTGAAAAACCCGGAATTATCTGAGGACCAGAAAAAGGCTTTGCGGGATCAGGCCGAAGCAATCATTCGTGCGCTTGAGGGACAAATGAATCTTGATATCTTCAAGGAAAGTGATGATTATATCAAATTTTTCTCGGAGATAAACATGATGACGACGACAGAGGCGGCCACTGTTCGCGGGCAACTTCGTCAAGCCTATCTCGATGCTTTCAAGGCTGGTTCTATTGGCGCAGACGAACTCAGAAGGAATCTTCGTGCCGTTGACGAGCAGTTCAAAAAACTGAATGAGAACGCAAATTTGTTCCATTCTTATATGAAAGACGGATTGGATGGTGTAATCAGAAGGATGACGGATTATTCTGATACACTCCAGGTTATTTCCGCCAAAATGCAGCGTGGTGATTCTCTAAGCAGTAGTGAGACCGAGTGGGTTAATTCGATGATAAAGACGTTTGGGAAATCTTTTGGCGGGGAAAGCATGGAGAACATCGAAAACCTTGACGGTTTGATGCAATCACTTGGTGGTGATACTGCTGCTGCTGGAGAAGCGATGGGAGGAATGGCAGAAGGTATGGCTTCTGCTGGTGCAGAGGCGGCTTCCGTTATTATGATTATAGAACTTGTTGTACGCGCAGTTAACGACCTAATCACATCCACTCAGCAAATCATAGACCAGTTGAATGAGGTCCGGTCAGAAGAGAATAAAATAGGTGGGTGGTTTGACTTTGTGAGCGACTTCAATAAATATGCAGTAAAGGGTTGGAACGACTTAAAGTCCGGTAATGGATTTGCCGTTCTTGCTGATATCGCAGGGTCTATAATTTCTATAATCAACAACATTCAAAAGTTGAAGGTCAAGAAGTTAGATGATGAAATTAAGAACCAGCAAGATATAGTCAAAAACCTTGAGAAGGAGTACAATAGACTTGAAAAGGCTATTAAAGACTCGTTCGGAACAGACTATATCCACAACTATAATGCCTCCCTTGAAAAGCTAATGGCAACCGCTACCGCTTATCAACTTATGGCTGATAACGAAAGAGCAAAAGGCAAGTCTGCTGATGAGGATAAGGCCAAGAGTTACGAGGATATGAAGTACCAGATAGAGGAGCAGATTCGTGAAATGCAAGATGATCTCGCGAATTTCTTCTCTGGCACAGATGTCACTTCTGCCGCTAAATCTTTTGCAGAGGCGTGGATTGACGCTTATAAGTCTTTCGGAAACACGACCGGTGCTATTAAAGAGAAGTTTAAGGAGATGATTGATAATATGGTTATCAACTCTCTGGCCGCCGCCATCGTCCAGAAACAACTCCAGCCTATTTTTGACATGATTGACAAGATGTCAAAGGAGGGCGAGGAGTTATCTGAAAAGGATATTGCCGCCATAGCCGCAGAGACAGAAAAGAAGACTGAATTGATTAACGCGGAACTGACGGCCCTGATGCAGCGCCTTGCTTCTGCCGGAATAAACATGCGTGGAACAGGAAACAGCCTTACAGGCATATCAAAAGAACTTGCTGGTGCATCCGAGCAGAGCATAAATGGACTTGCCGCCGGTATCAATACCCAGAACTTCTATATGTCTTATATGCCGACCATCAGCGCAGACGTCGCGGCCATCCGTTCTGCCATCGAGGGTAAGGCTCCTGCAACCAGTCCCAATAGTAATCCCGTCGCCTCCGTAAGCACTTTTGGTGACGAAACGTTCCGTGGCCAGATGCAGCGGATTGACGAGAACCTGGCAGATATGCGGTCTATGCTCAAGAGCGTGATCACCCCGAAGGCCGCAAATACCAACACTCATTGCGTTGGAACAAAGTAAAAATTTTGTATCTTTGTGCCATGATGGATAACGAATGGAAAAGACAGTTGCGACGTGAGGCTTCGGCACACCACATGTGCCAGGAGAATCGCGATGCCCTTGAGGAGGTTAAATCAAGGGTAGAAGCGATTGGCTTGTACAAAAAGACGATAGATTGGGCGCTTGAGGAGGGCTATCCGAGTATGGAAACCCTCCGCAAGCACTTTGCCGATTGCGAGTTGGCCGGTGTATTCATCGACCACCACTTTGACGGCGATGTGCTTGACGCCCAGCAGGTCTATGTCTTCCACAACTGCACCGGGACGATCCGAACCGGCCTTAACGTCGAAAAGCAGATTATCCCGATGCTTTATTTTGCCAATGGCTGCGAGATGAGTGTAGAATGTGCCCACCGTTACGGCTCGACCACTCGTGTCCCTCTGTATGTCTTTGGTTCCAATACCGTCAATGGCGAGGACTCCGATGACATGAAGTGTATCACTTTTAATCAAGCGGTCAAATAAATGGAAGGAAGTCCTATCATACTGGATGTGCTTCGAGATGTAGCATTACCAGCAGTCACAGCAGTTTTGGGATGGTTCGCAAGCATCTGGCGGACCAAGCAGAAGAAGGAGGCAGATGTTCTCCAGAACGTATCCCAGATTCTTGAGATGCAGAAACAGTACATCGCGGACCAGGATATCGAGAATCGTAAGACGCGGGAGTACAACAAGCACCTTGAGAAGAAACTGGATGACAAGCGCGAGTCCATTCGTCGTGCTAATCATTGCCAGTACACTGCCGAGGGCGATGGTTGCCCCGTCCTTCGTCACGAGGATGAACTGGACAGCCAGTGTGAAAACTGCGAATTAAAGAAATTGCATCATGCTCACGGTCCGAATTAAAATAGGAGACGGTCAGATAAAAGACTCCATCGCCGGTTACAAGTTGTGGTACGTTTCGTCGGACCTCCGCTTGGGCGCCGACGTGAAGGACTTCGACACGACCACATACCCTGAGCAGGAAGGCGAGAACATCATCCCGAAGACGGTTGATGCTCCGTTTGATTATAAAGTGAAATTTTACGTCAAGGCCGACGGTTCCCTGGACAACGCCAACACCGTAATCAAGGCTTTCAACGACGCCCTGTACACGGCTGACTCCAATGGAGTCAAGACCTTCAAGCAGGTGTCTTTCTACAATGATTACAAGAAGGTGCTTATCGTGGGATACCCGAAGCCGATAGCCTTGGCCGCCCAGTTCTGGCGTGACAGCAAGGGCAACGATCATGATGTTGTGGTAGTAGAGTGGGTAATCCGCGTGAATAAGCCGAGCCTGTGCAACTTCAATCTTGGAGGAGCACAGCCCGGTTCTGGCTCCGGATCCTAACTCTATGACCTATGATTCCTGGAATAACTGAACATCTCCCCTCTTATGCGACTCTGACGCAAGCGACCGTCTCTTTTGAAGAGATGGGTGATCGCGTTATTACTACGCAGGTGAGGATTGACGGAGATGTGGTTCCGGACTTTCAGGGTACGGAATGGTGGGTTGAGTACAACGGCGAGAAGTTCACGCTGAACACACACACACCCCAGGCAACGAAGGACAATACAACCAGGTGCTCCGTCATCGACCTCACTTTCACGTCCTATCCAATCTCGGAGCTGAAGAGATATTTCTTCATCGAACTATCCGAGGTGGAGGTTGGTACGGTGATTGTGGACAAGTACATTGCCTCCCTGAGGCTGAACGCACAGAACTTTATCACGGCCTTCAATCGTGTTCTCAGTTACTACTTCGGGAACCTCTTCGAGATTCAGGTGGATTCCGGAACTACGCTTGATCCGGAGGTAAAGGAGGTCGAGATTGAGTACACCTATCTGTGGGACGTTCTACCGGCCATCTACGACGTGTACGGACTCATCTGGCGCATTGAGTGGAGTGAAGCCTACCAGAAGTACATCATCCATGTTGGAGGAACTGTTGACACCATCCAGGGCCACATCTTCCAGTATGGATACTCTGGTGGCCTCACCAAGATTGAGCGCCAGTTGCAGGATGCCGACATCTACAACCAGTTGCTTGGCCGTGGTGGCGAGCAGAACCTGCCTTACCGGTACTTCAAGAAGGCAGACCCGAACAACACCGCCTTCGACCCGGACCCTGACGCCTGCGCAGAGTTGGAGAACGTATATTTCGAGCGCCTGCTTGACATCAACTTCCGCTACTATGTGAAGGGATGGCTCCGCAACCCGAACAGACCGGCGAATCCGGATTATCCGGTTCCGTCCACTCCTGAGCCTTACGACGTCCAGTCGCACTGGGCATACCAGAAGGGCTTGACCGATACGAAGTTCTCTCCGGTAGAATATGTCAAGGATGATGATTCCATAGCCGAATACGGAGTCCGCCAGGGCAAACTGGAGGACGATGACACCATCTATCCGACCATCCAGGGTATTACGGTAAACCCTATGGGCCGCGTTGACGAGACGGTGGCCATTGGCACTATAACGGACGGCGATGACGGCGGCGCCTCGCAGGAGACCAGCCTGGATGACATGGTTGTCAACCACAATTTCGCGTCCGGAAACACGCTCAGGTCCCATACCTTCTACGGCCCGGAGTTCAAGGTTCCGAACAACCGCGTTGGCGAGATCCGGTATAACTGGCATCTCGGTTCCGACACGTCCGGCCTTTCCTACCCGAACTACGCCTATTCCTGCTCCATCAATACGCAGTATTCCAAGATTACTGCCATACGCACGAGCGACAACGCTGAGTTCCCCATCACAGCCCTGATGGGCGGCTTCACGTACAAACTCAAGATCGAGGCGTACATCAACGCATACCCGTATGACAAGATGACCATCCGCGAGGTTGGCATCAAGAACGTGCGCCTCATCTCGTCCTATGCTTCTGATGCCGGTGACAACCCCATGACCTTCAAGATCTGGGTAAAGAACATCTGGCAGACCACCCAGGGACAGAACGAGACTGACCTTGAGTACATGAAGCGCGTCTGGGAGCCTATCCTGGGAGACCGCGTTGGCAACGAGGCGAAGATCACTTTCTCTGATGGCTGGATGTCGGCCAGCAGCGACTATGAGTTCACCATTGTGGACTGGCCTACAGTGGATCGCTCCAAGACGCTCAATGGCGTCTCTTCTGAGTGGTGCCTGGTGCTGGCCAAGTCTGATGCAGACTTTGAGTCCACTGGTAAATATATCCCGAACGCTACCAGTCCGAAGCCTGTGGCCGGGGACCACTTCTTCTTCACCGGAATCGACATGCCCCACATCTATGTAGAGTGGGCCGAGAAGAAGGTGAACGAGAACAAGCAGAACGCCCTGGACGCAAAGTCCTATGCTAACCCGACATGGGCGGTCCAGTTGGATACCGTCCGTATCAACACGCTGGCCCAGGATGAGGAAGAGACGCTGATGAGCAAACTCAAGACCGGCGCGGTGATGGAGATTTACGATCCTCGCTTCTCCGGTGGTGAGATTCTGCAACTGGCCATCCGGTCCATGACTATCACGTGGGCCAACAACACCGTGATGCTGCCTACCGTCGAGGTGGTTCTTTCCGAGAGTGTGCTTGGGCGCTCTTCCGGCTCCGAAGCGCTTTCCCCCGAGCAGATCATCGCGAACGTAAACAACATCGTACAGAAGGCCCAGGCTGCGACCAGGGCGATGACGAAATCTTACCTGTCCAGGGAGCATGAGGATACGGCTGTCGGAAAGATCAACATGGCCGCCGGCACCTCCTTCGGTGACTACGCGGAAGGGCTGGCCGGCATGGGAGGTAATATCGACGAGTTTGGCCACGGTGAACTGGACTCCCTGACGCTCCGTAAGTGGCTGGAGGTTCCCGAACTGCGCTATAACAGAACATCCGTACAGGTCGGCAACCAGTGGCGTGCTCCGGGCGGTGGTATCATCGAGCAGGTCTATCCGGACTACGACGATAACGGCAACATGCTGAATACCGGCATCATCTACCTCCACCTGGAGGAAGGCGAGATTGGTCTGGTCGCTCTGGATGACATCTGCATGGGTATCTTCCACGACGGCATCAATGAGCAGACCAACGCTCTCGCAGATTCCGATGACGGTATTGGCAACTTTACCTTCTCTGGCTTCTATACCACTTACTTCCGCGTCACCGAGATTCTGGCCCAGGATAACCACTGCTTCCGCTACGCTATCCGTCCGGCCAGCGCCAGTTGGACAACCACTCACCACCCGTGCGCACAGATGCACTTCGTGGCCTACGGAAACTTCTCCGACACGACCCGCCAGACGTCCCGTTACAGCACCAGGACTTACGAGCGCTACTTGAAGGCGGTCAACTCTTGGGAGTTCACGGCGAACAACATCGGTGCCCAGTTCGGTGACTTGTCGAACCTGAACATCTTCGGCCTGAACATGTCCGGGTATTCGGCTTACCTGAACAACATCTACATGTCTGGCGTGATCAAGCAGTTCGAGGAACTGCCGTACCGGATAGACATTGACACGGAGGGCATGGACACGCTGGCTTACGGTGAGACCTTGCACGTGAGTTGCACGGTGTACAAGGGCTGGGAGGACAAGACCGCGAACGTAGTGGCCTGGGAGATTGAGAGGGATTCCGGTGATCCGGCGGCTGATGCGGCCTGGGCGCTTCTCCCGAAGGTGCAGAACTTCGCCGGTAACATTGATATCGTCCACACGCAGCAATACTCTGACCTGGCCACCATTGGTGTGAGCACGCTGTTCACCATCAGGGCGCTTGTGAACGACGGAACACAGACTGAATACAATTTAACGATATAGAGATATGCAAAGCAACAAGAAACGAATCAGGGTTGACTACGCTCCATTGAACGTAGCCGTTTCCATACAGTGCACTACGCCCACTCGCCCGGCTTTGCAGGTGTTCAATTCTCGAAATGTGCAGAGTCAGTACGAACCGGACCGTGAGGTCAACCCTTCCCAGTTCTGGCCGGAGGTGATTGCCAACGCTGCTGACGGGTCGTGGCACAATCAGTATGCGAACATGCTGCTGACGGAGATGCACTGGTACGTGAACGATGTGGAGATCTCTCAGCATCCTGACTGGCAGGGCAACAACGGTGCCGGTGATGCGAAGTACGAGATTGACACTTCGAGCACCAACTACCGTGGGGCCATCACTATCCGGCAGAACGTGTCTCCGGACAAGCAGTACAGCCTGCGCTTCGAGGGTGTGATTGCTGACAACCGCCTGGGCACGCTGATTCCAATCAAGACGGATGCCATCATCCTCTCGACGGAAGACGTGTCTGAGGACGGATTCAGCATCAGCATCGGCGAGGACCAGATCATCCAGTACAATCCCTTCAAGGACAAACTCCACCTGTACGAATACAAGGTGGCTCACGGGAAGATTATGGCCAGTGCTGCTGCCGAGGCTGCGGCCACTGACGAGAACGCATACAAGCGCACCATCCCGGTCCAGGTGTACAAGGGTGGCGAGGTCATCACGACCGGGTTCACCGTCAAGTTGTACCGGGTTGACGGGGCCAGCACGTTCACGGAACTAACGGCTGCGGCCAACAAGGAGGTGCTGAGCATCAGCAACTCGTCCATCGTCCTGGATCTGCGGCTCATCACCAAACAGGACTTCCTGGTGCGCGCCGTGCTGTCGAACAGCAACCATCCGAACCCGCAGTTGCAGTTCAGCGTGAACCGCGTCTATCAGGACTTCAACCCAGTGCCTATGAACGGCGCGAGCGTCCTTCCGAGCGACACGGAGCGCTACGACGAGGTAATGTGCTCCTCTGACGGCAAAGTGGTGGAGGAGCCTGAGAGCATCATTAAGATCGAATGGTACACGGACACCGTGAACAAACAGCATTTGTACCACAACGAGGGTCAGAAGACCATCTTCATGATCGAGAAGACTGGAATCGGCAAGACCTACAATGATTCCTGGATGGAGATCCAGGCTGAGGGCGAGATCAAGCCAGCCCACGATGTAGCCATCGACTCGAACGGTGACATCTTCGTTGACGAGAACGGTAACACCTTAATCTTCAATTAGTCATGTTGTACATCATAGCAGACCGACAGAAGACCGCTGGCGCCGGTATCTCCATCAAGGGGTGCCGTGTCAACGGCGATCGCGTCATAGTCAACGAGAAGGACCTGAACATCCTGCCCGGAGAGACGCTTGAGGAACGGGCGAGTGTCATCGACGGGAAGATCTATGACGTATTTGAAATCAAGCAACTAATCATAAAAGGAGACTGGTAATGGACAATTACAGCGCACAAAACAGTATCACGGTCAAGCGCCTGCGCAACGGTGATACCTTCTTCATCACTTTCGGTAACAACGGCGTGCCGCTCTACCAGGGCGTTGACCCCGTTACCGGCGTAGTCACCCCGTCCTGGGGAACCGGGACCGGCCAGGTGACTCCTATCATCACACCCCATGTCACGTCGGCCCGTGGCAACACAGTCACGCTGAGCCATCACGCCTGGTCCTACAACAACGTGGCCTTGACCTTCACGGGCAGCACGGTCACTATCGGTGGTGTCGTGTACACGAAGGCCAGCAACGACGGTCGTTTTGCAATGGCCCAGAGTGGCGCCCTTGCAATCATCGGGGACCTGGCGAGCACAACGAACGTGGCCTCCGACTCCCTCACCTATACCTGCGTGGCCGCAGGGGCCGGTGTCGAGTACAACCTGACCAAGAGCGTGGACATTCAGATCCAGAGCGTCGGTGCCTCCTCGTACTACGGCTCGATCAATGCGACCACCGAGCAGTTGACCGCATCCGTCACCCAGACCACCGTGAACACGGCCCTGTACCTGGGTGGAACCGTCCAGAGCGGCTACTACGTGAAGTGGTACAAGGACGATAAGCACTGGTCCGAGAAACTGGGCCAGGCCAGCATCACCGTCACCCGTGCGGACGTGGACGGCACCCAACTGTTCATCGCGGAGTTCTACAAGAGCCAGACGGACTACGAGAACGGAGCAGACCCCATCTACCGGTCCGGTATCCGCATCATCGACACGCTCGATGACTATCACGTGGAGCACCGTTACTGCAACTCAGACGGAACGACCACCGGAACGCCCAACCGCGAGGTTGACGCGAACAAGCCGGTCTATCTCCAGGCTTACGTGGTGAACGTGCGGACCAACACCGAACTGACCACCATCACGTCCGCCCACTGGGTGTCTCACGTCATGGACCCGGACGGCTGGGTGGAGCGCAAGAGGGTTCCCGCCTCCAGTTACAACACCGGGGCCACGAACCTGGTGAGCATAACCACCACGGAGACCGACATCCAGGGCGTCGAGAAGGACGTGGTTGTTGTGTCCGAGGTTGAATGGACAATGTAAACCAATTTCATAAGTTATGGCAAACAAGAATTTAGCAACAGCAACGTCTGTTTCGTCCATGCTGAAATCGAACAGCCTCATCGTCGAGATCGGCGGGTCCATCCGCCGAATCTCGATGGAGGACTTCGAGACGGCCATGAACGAAGGCCAGGCGGAACTTCTCCACCAGGTAGCGTGGGGATTCCCTCTCAAGGACGCAACGCAGACCAGCCCCGCCTGGGGCATGATCGGCAACATCGCGGCTTACAACTCCTACAAGGCAAAGGTGGGCCGGTATCTGATGGATGCCAACGGTCGTGCGGCCAAACTGCACAAGAACAACTCCGGTGTCTTCGCCGACGGTACGACCCTGGACGAGACCAGGGGTTCCGTGGTTGTCATCGCTCCCCGTCTGTACTACCTGGTGGTGACGGACGCCGAGACGAGCATCCCGTACCTGTGGTGCTCAGAGTTCCCCATCTCCGGCCACTATCTCGCGAACGCGGACAATGGAAAGCGGATGGTCATCGGCGCCTACAAAGGCTCCCTGGCCAGCGGAAAACTGGTGTCCCGTTCCGGTGTCACCTTCGACACCTCGTCCAAGACCATCAGCGACTATTTCAGCGCAGCCCAGTCCTTCGGTGCCAACTGGGGCCTCAAGGACTACGACTGCCTGCGCTGGTTCGAGATTATGTGCCTGTCTGAGGCCCAGGGTAACGCAAACGCACAGGCCAGCCTCGGTCAGGGCGTAGGTGGTGCCTCCGGTCTCTCCTGGGATACCGTGAACGCATCGACCGTCCTCAAGACTACCGGTCTGACGAAGGACCTGGGTGATGCCTCCGGTACGGTGGCCATCGCATCTGGTGCCAACGCCGATTCCACGCACGTCTCTGTTCTGGGTATCGAGGACTGGTGGAACCTCCAGTGGGAGTTTGTCCAGGGTATCTTCTTCGGTAACAGCGGCAACTCCGGGCAGGACGGTGACGAGGTGTATATCTACAAGGGCAACCGCCTTCCTTCTTCCTCCGAACTTGCCTCCCATCCGGACGGTGAGTTACGCGAACTGACTCGCCTGACCACCTCGGGATATGTCAAGGTCATGACCAAGGGTGAATACTTCGACATGATTGCCACTTCCGTGACGGGTGGCGACAGCAACAAGTCCTGGTCTGACTACTTCTATGGCAACGCCACAGGCCAGGTCTGCCTTGTCGGCGGCGGCTCGAATTACGGGTCGCAGTCGGGGCCGCTCTGCGTGAACTCGACCTACTCCTGGTTGGGCTCGGCCTCGGCCCTCGGCGCCCGCCCTGCATATTATGGTCCAGTGACCATTGTAGATGGGGCCGATCTGTAAAAATCAGTAGTTCTTTGAAACATCTTTACCAACCCAAATCCACAACGGACGCACGGGGCAGTCGCTCCTAAGGCGGCTGCATCCGCGCCCGATTTGTGGTAGGCAGGAGGGGGTATAGTACGCTCGGTGGTTCCAGTTCTTTCGGTCTGCCTCGTCGGCGGTGGCTCGATTATCGGGTCGGAGTCGGGGCCGCTCTACGTGAACTCGAACAACGCCTGGTCGAACGCGAACTCGAACATCGGCGCCCGCCATACAAAGTGAAAACCCTGTTTCATCGCCTTGCCGGATAGACACCGGCCGGCGAACCTCCTCAGCCTTGACCCCGGCGGCAGGTCGCGCCGGAGAGTCAGAACATCTCGTATGCGGGAGAGCGGCCCGGAGGTATGGGCCTGCGAGCGGGGCTAATGTAGGTTTGTCCGAGCGTGTGGTTCCCATTGACCGGCGCGTTGTAAGCGTCGTGCGTGGAACCCCGATGGACACTCTCGAACGTCCCGGGCAGTATCACTATTGCAGGGAATAAAAAAATGCGTATCTTTGTATGACGAAAAAAGTAGGGCATATCCTGGAGAAGGTTGCGGACGAGGATAACTTGCGGTTAGCCATCCAGCGCTCTCAGAAAGGCGGCAAGGCCAAGCGGTCGAAGAGGAAAGGAAATTATTGACAGTTACCGGGGCTTGTGCATGTATGGAGACTGCGCCCAACTCTGGAAAACAATAACAGGACAACCAATCATGGGATTCGCTGAGAAAGGAATATCTATCGAGAAGGCCAGTTCAAAGGACGGGAAGAAGTTCTTTGAGTGCCGGAAAGGTAACATCCTTGAGGTGCTGAACCAGCGCCTCACGGTCCTTGATTTTGAGGCCAACGTGCCAACGCCGGACCTGCGGGACCCGTCCAAGATGAACACCGACCGGTACATGGTCATGGTGAAGAAGGAAGACGGAGAGAAGATTAAGTTCACCATCAGTTCGTTCCAGATGAAGAACATCCTGGATGACTGCCGGAAGGCAGAGCAGGCCGGTCAAAAAGTGTTTCCGGTCGAAAACGTGGGCATCACCCGCGTCGATCTCGGAAGAGGAAAATTCACGTACAAATTTATAGACTTATGAAAGTATATGCTGATTACAACGGGGAAGTCCCCGCTGGCGTCGTAGTGCTCCGCGAGGGCGCTATCACCCGCATCAACTTCGATTACGACACGGAGACCAAGGAAGTGGACGGAGAGGAAATTGAAGTCCTGGTCTTCGAGAACGTGGACATCGAAGGGGCCGTCGAATACGGCAAGATCGTGTCTGCTATCGTCCGCGACAAGTTCCCTCAGGACCAGGTGGAGGCTATCCTGGCCAATGGCTCCGATACTCCCGAACACGCCGCCGAACTGGAGGCTTTCCAGGAGTGGAGGGCTAAAGCAAAGGAGATTGCCCATGTGGTCATGGATTCTCTCGATAATTAGGAGTCTTATGGCAGGCACGGTCAAGGTTAAAGGCAGTCAGACTGTCGCAAGGGCCAGAAAGGGTGATACCGGAAATGGAGGTATTACCTATCGTATTTCTCTCTGGGAAGACGGAAAGGAATACAGGAACGACTCTTCTCTTGAGACGGATGGTGTTCGCATAATTGACGTGGCTTGCAATATGGGAATGGCTATGATTGGCGATTCGTCTTTCGTGGCCAGAAAATGCAAGATTACACACCAGGCCGACCATCAGTTGATTCCTCTCAGTGACAACACGTACTGGGAGGATGTAAACCAGTTCCAGCCGATAGTAACGCCGGTTCTTCTGGCGCAGGCAATATCAGCAGACTATATCGACGTGAATAGCCTTGTAGCAAAACACGTTCAGGTCAAAAATGGTGATACCGTTGTGGCAGACATGGGCGGTGATACGAACTATCCTCTTTTTCTCGGTTCAACGCTTGCTGCTAATGCAAAAACCAAATTTGATAAAAATGGAAATCTATTTTGCAATGGCGGTGAATTTGCTGGAGGTCTTCGCATACCGTTTGTGGCTTTAGGTAATTCCGATTTAACTTATATGTATTCTGAGGTCGTGAACTATGGCTCGTCTCATAATACAACAGAAAATCATTATCAGTTGAAATCCACGTCGGCAAAATTTATTGACTTGACCGGCCAGGTGTCACAATACAGCGATGGTGTTCATATTCATATACCGGCGAACAGCGATCTCGATGGATGTAGGTTTTCTTTCCTTGTCCCATATTTCCCGTTTGGTTATGATTGGGGTGGCGGATTACATATAAACGTGACAAGTGGCGGGTATATTTGCAGTGACGCCATAAATATAGAGAACCAAGCATACATAAGGACGTCATTGAGTACGTATCGTAGGCCGAAAAACGGAGGGTTGATTGAGGTCGTTATTCGAGTGAATAACAGCCAATCTTATGCCTTTATTACGTCTGGAGATATTCCTAATTTACCTTGGGCTACGATAATTAGTAACATATAAAACATAGAAACAACTCACATAAATATGAAAATCTGGGTTGACAATGGCCACGGAATAGATACTCCCGGGAAATGTTCCCCGGACGCTTCCAATGGCCTCAAAAACAGCCCGCTCTACTTTCGCGAGTATGAGTGGGCGCGTAAGTGTGCTCAGGGCATCGTTTCTGTTCTCACGTTTGATGGATATGATGCAGAACTGCTCGTACCGGAAGACAGGGACGTCTCCCTGGAGGAGCGTGTGCGCCGCGCAAACAAGGTAAAGGATGCCATCCTGGTTTCCGTCCACGTGAACGCAGCCAAGTCGGACCGGCAGTGGCATGACGCCCAGGGATGGTGCGTCTATACGTCACCAGGGAAGACGAAAGCGGACGATCTGGCCACCTGTATCCATGCCGTTGCCGTCACCGAATTGGAGAAGGCAGGCTACACCAAAAAGTTCAAGAATGGCGGGAAGCAGAAGCCTATCAGAACGGACTATACCGACGGAGATCCTGACATTGAGTCTGCCTTCTACATCCTACGCCACACGTCATGCCCTGCCGTTCTCACAGAGAACCTGTTCCAGGACAACAAGGATGACGTTGAGTTTCTGAAATCCGATGCCGGCCTGGGCGCCATGATCCATATTCACGTCCAGGGCATTGAGGACTATATTGCCAAATATGGAAGGAAGTAGTCAGATAACGAAGGTAACACCTGGCATGGTATTCAACGTCGTTGGGTACGATGCCAGGCTCCTTTGCTTGACGTTCAACCTCGCCACAAGGATTCCATCTTAAAAATCGCATAACTATGGTAAAGTACAAATTCAGCGGCGAGGACGGCTCGGTCCTGACCATCTACGACAGTTATACTGTCCCGAAAGCGGATTTCCAGAAGACGCTCAACCAAATCAAGTCCATCCACGGAAAGAAGAAGATCTTCGAGCGGACGGACAATTCACTGAAAAAGGAGTGGGCGACTCACAATGCCCTATATGGCCTCCACTACAAGCGGAGTCAGACGAAGGATTGTGACTTCGACAACCCCTGTGACAAACCCGAGTGGCTTTACTGCGTCATCGGTACGCTGGTGTGGCCATTCATTAAATAATCTCAACTATGCTCAAAAAATTCGGTTATTTCTTTGGCCTTTGCGCCTATGCCGTGGGCGCCATCGGTGGCTTCGGCTACGCAGCCTACTGCAAAGCCTGGTTCATCGCCATCTGTGTCGTCGCTTTGGCCGCAATGGCCTTCCCTACGGCCAAGAAGTTCTTTAACGGTCTCATTGGATAATGGACAAGGTTAAAGACGTCCTCATCTTCCTTGGAATCCTGCTCCTGCTTTTCGGGGCAGGTTTCCTTTCTGGGCGCAGAAACGCGCTCAGGAACATTCCCGTGCCGCAGAAGGACACTGTTACCATCCGCGACACGATAACCGACTACAAGCCACAGGAGACGTCAATTCCGGCCGGATTCAAACTCGTCCCCGTTTCTCAGATCGAGGATTACGAGAAGGCCCTGGCCGAGTTCCGCGATTCTCTGTCTGCAAAGCCGAAGATCGTCACGTACCACGACACCTCTTACATCGCCGTCCCGATATCCAGGTATCACTTCACGGACAACAAGACCTACGAGTGCGAGGCTACTGGATATGATGTGAAGATGCTTTGGCACAAGTCCTTCCAGGAAACGAAGTATATCACCGATACCTATCCGGTTCCACCGAAGTTCGCGTTGTCTCCCTTCGTGGGCGGCCGCCTCTACCTTCCCGGGACTTTCTACCTGGGGGCCGGCATCCGGGCGGACTTCTGGTCCGGGCGCTGGCAGTTCTCGCCGTCCGTCGGCTACGGCATGACATTCGCCGACAAATCCTTCCAGCATGGCTTCTCGGCCGAGTTTACGGCCTCCTACAATCTGATTCTTAGGTAATGGGTAAAGCAGGCGTCAAAATAACGGCAAGGTCCGGCAAGAGTGGCACGAAAGTTGCAAGTAGCACTATTCGTGTCACCGGCGCCGCTGGGAAGCCAAAAGGAAAAAGGATGTTCCAGACAAAGGCGCAGTTGACCGTAAGGGTAGAGACTACGCAGAATGGACAACCAAGACCGAAGAGCAGATCTTAAAAGACTCGTTGATACGTTGCGCCGTGTAACAACAGCGGTGCAAGTTCTTCCTTTCGTCTATTCAGCGCTCAGCATCGTCACTCTGTCCGTCTATAATTTCATTCCAGAGGAGGCCCAATCGCAACTTGATACACTGTTCTACATTTCCCCTGTTTGTATCGTTGCGTTTTTAATTCTATCCAAACTCCTCCGCCTTTGTAAATGGCACAAGACAGCATGTATTCTTCCCGCAATTCCGCAAATTGTGGGCTTTATTGATTGCTATATCATAACCCTGACCGTATCGGAAGCATATATTATTAACGCGGTGATTATTGTTATGACTGTATTGCTTCTGATCGCGGCCTACAAAGTCTTTTTCAGATAATGGACGAGAAAATCGATTTCATCCTGGAGGTGTTCGACCTCCTTCGCGCAAAATTCAAGCGCGGTGATTGCACTAAGGAGCAGACAGACGCCATGTACCGCGTCCTTTCCGAAAACCTTCCAATCTGGGCCACGTCCGACGAGTTGGCCGAACACTACGGCAAATCGAAGGCTGCTGTCAACGGCATCATCAAGCGCAAGATGATCCCGAAGCCCCGGAGGAACGTCAGCATGTACTCCTTCAACGTCTTCCACAAACTTGTACCTAAGAACTGGACAAAACATCACTGATTGTCAGCGGCTTATCTTTATTTCGCCCACTCCTTCATAGGGGTGGGCTTTTTGCTGACCTTTGTATCGACGATAGCGCTATTCGTGGACCTAATTATTTAACAAAAAAGCTATTTACTATGGCAGAAGATAAAACCATCATCATGCCCGACAACCAGAACAATGGTTGGGGCAACATTCCCCTCGCCTTTGCGCTGAATGGCAACAATGGATTCGGTTGGGGTAACGGCTTCGGCTTCGGCGGTGGCGGTTTCCTGACCGGCATCCTGGGTGGCGTCCTCGGTGGACTGATCCCTGGATTCCTTGGTGGCAACGGCTTCGGTTGGGGCGGCAATGGCAACGGCAACGCTGCTGCGTCGCTCGGCGCCCAGGCTACGGCCAACGCGAACACCGACCTTATCATCCAGGCCATCAACGGCACGGACTCCGACGTCCGCCTGCTGGCTTCCACGCTGAACAGCGACATCGACAGCGTGCGCCTGGCCATCAACACCGTGCAGGGCGCAATCGCCACTGTCGGCGCCAACCTCGGCCTCACCGGCCAGCAGGTAATCAACGCCATCCAGAGCGGCAATGCAGCCATCGCCAGCCAGCTTTGTCAGTGCTGCTGCGAGATGCGCCAGCTTACCGTCGAGCAGGGCTATCAGAATCAGATTCGCACCATCGAGCAGACCAACACCCTCGGGTCCCAGGCTGACCGCAACACCGCCTCCATCGTAGGCGCCATCAACGGTCTCCACACCGACATGACCCGCGAGTTCTGCGCCGTGAAGGAACGCGAGATGCAGGCCGAGATCAACCGTCAGGCAGAGATTATCACCCAGCTTCGCAACGAAGCCGATAACGCCCGCCAGACCAACGCGATTGCGGCCATGCTCAGCCCCATTGCCCGCGAGGTGGATGACATCAAGTGCAAGATGCCCCAGACTGTTCCCGTCCAGTGGCCCCAGTTGGCCGCTGTGAACACCACTCCCTACGTGAATGGTGGCTTCTACGGAGGCTGGAACGGTTATGGCGGTTTCGGAGGAAACGGTTTCGTATTCTAAGGAGGGCAATGCTATGTTCGGATGCGTTAATGTAACGACGAACGCGAATGGCATCCCGTATCTTCGCACTACTGGTGTGACGGTCGGTTCCGACGCGGTGGATTTCACTCTGGGTTTCCGGAGGATTCCACCGGTCGGATACCTGACCATCAACATAGCAGACGCGATTCCAGAGGGTACGACCGGAACACTTCCGGTACGCCTGACGCTCAACGGGCAGACCCGTGCGCTGACGTCTTTCGGCGGGGTGGCAGTCACAGCCGCCGACCTGACAGGAACCGGCATTATCACAGTCTTCTACGACTGGTATAACGGTGTCCTTCAAACAACTTCACCAATCATTTAACAACAAACAACCATGCTCAGTAATTTACGTCCTGGGACGCCGGTGTTCGTCATTTTCAAGAATGGCCCGAGCGTCGCAACCGCGAAGGTCGCACAGCTAAGCAGTCAGTACCCTCCGCAGTTCAATTTCCAGATGCCGCAAGGCGGTATCAATAGTATGTCCCCGATGTTTGATCTCACGCTCGAAATGAACGGGAAGACCGAACTGTTCCAGAGGATTCCGACCAACGTTTCCATAGCCGAATTCCCCGACAGGGGCATTATCCTCAGCGAGACCAGAGATGGTGTCCTGAATGAGATAGGGGCTATGCGGAGCCAGGCCGCTTCCGAACTGGAAAAGAGGGGCTTCTACGAGAAGACCGTGAGCAACTGCGATGCGATTCTCCTTGAATTCCACCCGGAAATGAAAAGGGAGCGCGAGCAGTCTGCAAAGATCAACAAGCTGGAGGAGCAGATTGCCGGAATGAGCGACCAGATTGCGGCCTTGACCGGGATGATCTCGAAGACCCTGGGCAAGAAAACCAAGGAGGAATAAAAATGGGATACCGAGTTTACGATTTTGGCCGCAGGGAGCACAGCGGCTCCGAGGCCGAGGCTTTCTTCCGTGCGGCAGAAAAGGCCCGTGCAGCCGTCGAGGAAATGCACGACCTGGCCTGCGAAATGGAAGACCGCTACGGCGAGCGCTTCTACGGGATGCGTAACGACGGATACGGCATGAGGGAGAACTACCCTATGCACGATGGCTACGGCGAACGCGGAATGTGGGGAGAGCGCCGGATGCGCGACTCTCGCGGTCGGTTCATGTAGAAACAACCGGGGCGGGGAAACTCGCCCCTTAAAAAGAAACAACTATGTCAAGGTTAGACTCTTACGACATACTGCCTCAGGGTATGCGTGAATACCTGTCGTTTAATGACTTTCACTTCTCAAAGCCCATGTATCGCTGGGCTGTTTCCATGATGACGGACCAGAACGGGAAGAAGGCCGAATTCATGGAAAAGGAGCAGGTGATGGACGTCCTGAAACGGATCTCCGTCACTGTCGAGAAAGATATGGGGTATGACATCCCGTATGTTTATGCCATGGCCCGCTCGGACTACTTCGGCTCCTCGATCACCGACGAGGCCCACCTGGCGAAATTCGTCAAGGACTACATCGACGATCCCGACGGCTATGAGACGCGGGCTTTCGACGAGTTCCTGGCAAAACTGAACGCGAAGGGCGTTTCCGTTCCCTGGGAGGACCTGCTGTAATGATTGAAAGGCTCGTCCATATCCGGCGCTGGGATGTATTGTTCCTCTTCTGTTTTGACACAAGGGACCTGGAACGCATCCAGTCGGCCCTGCTCTGGGCAGACGCGCCAGATTCTATCATCCATCAGGTGTCAGAAAACGTCCGGGCCGGATATTTGAACGAGGGATTCACTTACAGCAATCCTCCCATAAGGAGGACGGTTTATGGCGTCGGGATGGCAAGCTCCGGTCCGCAGGTACTTGACTCCATCGTGCATGAGATAATCCATATCATACAGCACGTTGGGCAGGAGGATGGGATGGACCCGTATGGCGAGGAGGTTGCCTATCTTGGCGGCAATATATCAAGGGAAATATCAGACATTGTGTGTCAACTCTCGTGCCCGCATTGTCACGACCCGCAGATGTGATATCTCCGGGAAGAAGCCCCACCAGTTTTTGCGGTCTGGCGGGGCTTCTCTTTATTCAGGCTTGGCGGAGCGGTAGGCTTCAACCTCCTTCTGATACTCAGGCGTGTTGCAGAATCCGCAGCATCCCATCTCGGGGCAGAACCCTCGATAGACGCACTGTCGGACCATGACGGTGGCCAACTCTGGGTCAACTTCCTTCATCTTGTCCTTGACCATCTGCCACGCCTCTCTCGTTTCTTTCGACGCCTTGTTGCAGAGGCGCTTTCGTGAGATGTTGATGACGGCCTGGGCGTTGACGTAAAAGTCCTGGTCGTTAGGAGACCCTTGCGGCATCTCGTCCCTTGGAACCGGATTCTTGCGCCGGTCATCGCGCTGGGAGTGGATAAACGGAAGGATGAATGGGTGCCTGAGCAGATGAACGCCGATCCACTGCTTCAAGTCCTTGAAGGCGATTCGGTATTCCACAAGTTTGATCTGACTGTGCTCTGCGAACAGGCTTTTCAGTTTGAACTCGCGGCTCGGTTCCTTGTCGAGCGGTTCCTTGCCAACGGTGCGACGGGCCGCATTGAGCGCCCTCTTCCAGGAGGTCTCCTGTGTTACTTCTACTTCAAGCGCCATAGTCCTGCGGTTCAAACGATTCGACATACAGGCGGGCGGTCTTGTAGCCGGAGACCATCTGGAAAGCCTCGATGGTCTTCTGCTTCGGCCAGTTCTTGCCGATTTCAATCTTGTAGAGGGCCGTAGGCGTGATGTTGAGGGCTTGGGCCAGGGAGCGCTGCGTGATGCCCTTCTCCTCCCTGAATTTCTTGAATACCTTTCCTATGTTCATAGTGTCTGCTGGATGCCGCACACGTGCAGGATCCGCTGCAACTCGTGTACGTAGTTGATGTCTGTCTCCACCTTCGTCCCGTCCCGGTCGAACGAGATGTGGAAGTAAGGAATCCTCGACGGATAGTTGCACGGGGACCAGGCGATTGTGTCCGGCGTCGGAAACTCTATGGCCAGCGCTTCCTCGGACAGAGGGAGCGGTTCAATGTTGCTTCCGTTGCTCACGTATGGACCAGGCTTGTGCGGCCCGGGATTCACCGGAGAATACATGATCCGGTCCTCGGTGAGGCTGACGATTCTGGACGGAACCATCTGGCCGTAGAAGGGGGCCAGAACCAGGTCGTTGATTTGCAGTTCGGTAGGTTTCATCCTACATGTTTGCTATCTGGTTAATGACGCCTTCGATGGCCGCTTTCTGGTCGCGTACCTTCTTCTTGAGAAGGCCGTTGGCATCGGCCCGGTGCGCCTGCATCTCGAACTGAGGGATGAGGTTCAGGAGGCCCTGGATGATAGCGGCCTTGGACAGGTACTCCACGGTGTTCTCCTTGGTCATATCGTCCTGCTTCCTGTCGTATGCAGAACCGACAAAGCCGTTGTCATAGGCTCCTTGCAGTCTCACGAAAATCTTCGCGGGCTTCTTCACTTTGGGTGCTTCTTCTTGTTTCATAACTTCTTAAGATAAAAATTTTTCAAAACTTCCTCGGTTATAATACCCTCGCCCTTGAAGGACCGCAGGTGCTTGAACACCTCATTCACGTAGTCCATGTAGGGCGAAATGTCGGCCAGGAGGAGCACGAACCGAGCCAGTTCATTGGCCTGCTCCTGCCAGATCTGGACGTCCTTGTAGTTACGTTTCGACTCGTGCTCGTATATGTCCTGGCAGAGGTCTTCATTCAGGATGCAGGCGGTCTTCACGGCCTGCATGTAGCGGTTGAAGGTCTGCTTCTTCTGCTGCTTGAAGCACTCCTTGTTCTTTGCCATCCGGCGCTCGCAGTCCCTCATGATGAGGTCCATCGCCTGAGACATTAAATAAAGGCTGTTGGTCATCAGCCCAATGGTATCAGTCTCATTCATGCTCTATGAATTTCCAGCGAAGTATCTTCATGTCATCTGGTATGCCAAGCCAGCCACCTTCCCATATTCCCGCTATCTTCGGAACGTAGATCCACCAGCGTTCGTCGCAGTCGTACATCAGCACAACGTAGCGGCAAAATTCAAGGCCGGAAACCTCACAAAGGTAGTAAAAATTTCTGGTACTATCGTCAGGTTTCGGAGGCGCGTATTCCTCAAAATTGTGCCAAGGGTTATTCATGTTTCAGTTCTTTATAGTCTCTGTAAATCATTCCGAGGCGGGCGCAACGGAGCATCTTATCCTTCGCGCTCAGACACGGGTTGTTCTGCTCAACGTCGGCCACGATTCCAAGCGCTACGGCCTCCATATCAGCAGGAGAAAGGCTGGTATTACGCCAGCCTTCTGCGGTTGCGGGAATAGGTACGTATGCCATACTACAAACTCTGAACGTATTCCTTCATGTCTGCTACGTAGGTCTCTCGCTCCTCTTTCTCGATGTCTTTCAGTTCATCGTACAACTCCTCATCGAAGATGTCCGCGACGGCATCGTCCAGAAGTTCTATAAGTTTCTCCGGCTTCACGGCATCCAACTCAACCTGGCCCAGGCCGTCCCAGTTGGCAGAGCGGGAGTCCGTAACCTTCGTGGGAGCGGGCGGCAGGTGCCAGGCAATCACCTGGTCCTCGACGAGGCTGATGCGGCGAACCTCGATCTCCTCGCACCCGAGTTTCATGATGTTCTCCTTGAGCGCTCTCGGGATGTCCTCTCCGGACGGATCGTAGTCACCGAAATAGAGGATGATGGGCATCTTGCCGTGGTCAACAGCCTCCTGGAAGCGGATAGCAGCGTCGTGCAGGAAGGTGAGGGATGGGTAGCCCTTGCAGGCGCCAAGCGCAATTCCATGAGCGAGGCACGGCTTGTAGAAGACGCCCTCCAGGGCCTTCTTCTCGATGAATACCTCCGGGTAGTACGGCTGATTCTCCCACTTGTTGCGGTAGTAGTGTTCCATCCAGAGTTTGATCTGGCGCTTCGCCGTGGACTCTTCCTCCTCCAGGTCAACCGGATCGGCGATGGTGTTGCAGGCCAGCGCACGGTCGCGGTCACTGAAAGCGTCGAACCGGATGATGCCGTCCCATCTTGCCTGGCCGGTAGCAGCCACGACCCTCTTGTAATGCTGAATGTCATTCGTCATCCCACGGCTCACTAACTGGTAGTGAAGTCCACGGATGGTCAAAACACCTGGCTCATAGTTGCTCAGAATGTCAACTGAGTTCTCGATGATCCAGTCTCTCGTAAAAATGTCTTTAGTCCTTTGTGCCATTATTCTTATCCTTAAAGTGTTGACAAATATGGTCCAGTTCTCCGCACCGGTAGTACAACTGGATGCCATGATAAACCTCCTTCGGGCGCATCTTACATACCCAGGCGTCATAGTATGCACCCCTCTTATTCCGGCCCTCGATGCGGTTCTTGCAGTCCCGGCAGCGCTTGTCATCCGGCGCTATCCCTCTCGGTATGTACGGAACGACGTGGAGTACGCCATGAAGGACATAGCCCCTATAACCTGGCGCCATCCGGTAATCTCCCGGGCCAAGAATCTGTGTCTCGCTCGCTTTCATAATGCAACTATCGTGCCAACTTGCGCCCCTTCCTGTACGTCACCGTAACGAACTGGCCGATGCGAAGGTCGTGGCCTGGAAGTTTGAGCGCGTGAATTACCTCGTGACCCTCCGGATACCGGAAGGATAGTTCAACGATGTCATCATGGCATACGTCATAGACCATGCCAAGAGCCTCGAAGATGATGTCTTCGTCCTGGGCCTTCATCTTCTTCGGGCCGAGCAGGAAATTCAGCAGTTTTCTCATGGCTTCTTGATTCTAAAGATGATATCGCACTCCACCGGATCATTCGTCCACTTCACCGCGTCCCCGAACATGTCGCGGTGCGGTAGTTCCAGTTTATTGTACGGGTTGAAACACCGGCCATGCGGCCATGGATTTTCCCTGGACCACCAGACGTCCCGGTTTCGTTCCGGTTCCTCCCTGAAAAAATTTTCCTTCTTGTTTCTGTCCTTGGCCAGGTAGCCATGGATGGAAACCTCTACGTATTCCACCTTCTGTTTTTTGTGGAAGAGATTCTTAAAAAACTTAATCATTGTCAATCAGTTCTACGGTTATTCTTACTTTTTTCATCCGATACTTATCAAGCCTCGTTCCATCTGCGGGTAGAGGAACCTGATTGAACGGAAACAAAATGTCACGACCTGAACGAACGTGAACCTCCGGGCCTATCTGAGGATCCATCCACTGAAAGCCCGTAATGTGTCCTTCCGTCTTTGATATAATCATTTTACGAGTTCAAATTCATACGCATACACATAGGGATTGGACCCCCATGTTCCATTTCCGGACACCTTGTTGATGAGGACTGCGAAGGCATCGCGTGGAGTCATTGCGTACCATTGTGTCGTTTTTCCTCCCCATCCTTCAAAGGAATAGAAACCTTGCGGCACCTTTACAATCCCTTCCTTCATGCAGTCCTCATCGCTGATGTCCTTGAGCCTTTCCACCTTGATGTTCGTAATTCGGATTTGGTGAGGCATCATTGTCGGGTGAACAAACATTTTGTTCTTCCATCCTGCGTGGTACATTATTGGGGCTTCAACATATCCGAGAACCGGAAGGCCATCAGAAAAAGGAAGGATAGTAGGTTCCTTGATGTAAATAAACTGTAACATGTGCGGGTCATTTCCCGCATCCATATAACTCTGCGCCACGGCAACGACCTCGCCGGGCTTGAAAGAGGAAAACTCCAACAATGAATCTTCCACCGAAAGAGCATCGAGCGTATTATCAAAGTATTCTTGACGATACAAGCACGCCTTTTTGTTGATACACGCCGATACCGCTCTCCTCGTCATAGTCTTGCGGCCATCAAGGACGGCCTGTGTCAGACCGTACTGGTCATTGAACATTATCTTCTGCATGACTCTTTTCGTTTTTACTGTTGTCAATTACCTTGATAAACCGAATCGCCGGTACGAACCCGATGAGGATCACCAGGCCAAGCCAATGCCAGAAGTTCGTGAAAAAGAACTCGCAGAGATACTTAACTGTTTCCATGCTCCTGAACAAATTTTACACACTCATACATACTATGCTCATGATAGAAGTTGCTGGCCGCTTCCCGGCTCCCGAGAATATCTTCCAGATCGTCCAGCAAATAGCACGCCGTCTGGTCAGGTCCGCATCCCTCGTCATCGTATGGCTCGCGGTTCGACATCTCATAATCCGTACACTCCTCATGGGCCTTGAAGTCACAGAATCCATCATAGTCGTTGACCTGATGGAAATACCTGGTGCCCGGCTCGATGGCGCATCCGCAAATTTCGCAGACGTGCGTCTTCCTGGCTACCGGGTGGTCAGTGCGAATTATTGTCATCGCTTGTGCTTTTTGCGTTTCTTCTTTGGCGCAGTGTAGTTGGACCCGCGCCCTTCCTTGATTTCACCCGGAAATGTAACCTCGCAGAAGTTCATCCGGTACTTGAGAGAGGCCGAACACTTCTCGGCCCCGTAGTTGCTTTTCGGACAGCAATCACACCCCATCGAACAGCCCTCCTCCTTCCTTCTGGCTCTTTATCTCGGCGTCCACGATCTTCTCCAGTCGCTTCGATTCGTCCAGGTCGTACTGCTTCCGGAACGTGAAGAAATTGCGCTGGTGTTCGCGCATTTTCTCCACCAGGTCAACAAATTCCTTGTAACTCATTGGTCTCTCAATTCTTCTTGGAAAACCCAGTCGCGAAGTTGGTCGAAGGTGTCGTACAGTTGCTCCTCGCAGAAGCCCTGATACCGGTCAATGCCTTCAAGGTAGTATGTTACCCTTCCGAAATTCTCCGATCCGCCATTGGCGTCAATCTCTGCACCCTGGATGGTTATCTTTCGGATGGCTACGCGCTGAGGAAAATTCTCAACCATAATCCATACCTTGTCTCCGACTTCGTATTTGGTCTTAATATTGAACTCCATAACTGAAAGAAATTGGGGCGGCGGCGCGTGTCATAATGGTCTGATTTCACGGATTGTATTTTAGCGTAAAGTAACGCACCTGCCTGACTCACGCCAGGCTTTTCCGCCCCAGGTTAAACTATTCCTCCTCGGGTTCCTCCTCCATGCCGGGCAGGGTGGCATCCGTAACGATGGGCATGATGATAGCCATCGGGCCGGCCTTCTGGTCTTCCTCGTTGGTGGAGCGGATAAAAATCTTATCCTTGGCCGTAGTGAAGGCCATGTTGATGTGGTCCATATTGATAGCCTCGGCTATCTGCTTCAACCTGGACGGGCTGATACCGATCTGCTTGATAGGAGTGTGTCCGGTCTCGGTGGCCAGGATGGTCTCGAAGTTCTGAACGAACTCCTTGTCGGAACGCTCCAGGCGGAAGCGGATCTGCTGGCCCTGCCAGACAACCTTGATGTACACGACCTCTTCTGCCTGCTCCAGAAGGTTGCCGTAGGCATCTTCGGCGGCCATCGTGCGCTTGATGGTGACGACATCGAAATCGTACAGCATCTTGAGCAGTTTGTGGTGGATGCAGAAGCCGTTGAGGGCCTGGATCTCTTCGTCCTCGAACGTGGTGCAGTAGGCGAGCGGCACCTTCACCATGATGTGCGCGTCCGTAGCGTAGGCGTTTCCGCCCTGGAAGTACACACGTTCCATGTTCTGCCGCAGAGCGTCTTCCTTCTCGCAAGCCTTGAACAGTTTGTACTCCTTCAAGAAATTGTGTCTTTCTTTGCTCATAACTTTGGTATTTGGGTTTGTTTGAAAATTTCTTCTGTAAGGCGTGCTATGTCTTCCGAGAACTTTGCTTCTACTCCAGGGTTAAGTGGAAGCAATACGTTCGGGTCGGCTGGAATCTTTGGCGCTTTTTCTGCTCCATTGAGAAATAAAATCGGACGGGCGGACCTCTGGTACATCTCAATGGCCCTTCTGGACGTCTCGTCAATGCAGGAAGCGAGCCATTTCATCTCCTTCTCGAACATGTTCTGAAAGGACTCTGAGATTACGTCCGCAGGTTCGGTCTCTTCGTACATCCAGGCCACGTTCTCGTCAACGAATTTCTTCAACTTATCAGGCGTAAAGAGCGCCTTGATGTAGTCAAGCGTTGCCATAGATTTCCGGGTTTAGTTTCTTGATAATCTCCACCTCCTCGCGGTGTCTCTTGACGGCCTCCCTCACCCGGCTTCCCGGGCGCACCGCATACTCGATGAGCGGCTTCTGGACAACCACCACCTTCGCCTCCGGGAAGAGATATCTGATCCAGAACTCCCAGTCCTCGTACATAGTCCCGTCCCGGTATCCTCCGGCATACTGCCAACCGGCCCGTCTGAACATGCAGGAGTTCGGAAGGCAGTTGTTTTGCAGCAGAGAGTCATAACCCTTCCACTGGCGCCGGACGAGCCAGTCCTTCTCCGGACTGATGTGGTGGACCCACGGGACGATGAGGTCTGCATCCGGATTCTGTTGCACGGCCAGGGCATACTCGTATAAAGCCCGTGGAGCGAGTTTGTCATCCGCATCCAGGGGAAGTATCCACTCGGAGCACGAACGCTCAATAGCGGCGTTTCTGGCCGCTGCTACGCCTCCGTTCTCCTTATGTATCGCCGTGCACCTCTGGTCTTCTCCTATGGCCAGCAGGATCTGCTCCCACGAGCCGTCCGTGGAGCCATCGTCAACGACCACCAGGTTCCAGTTCTTGAACGTCTGGGCCTGGACGCTTCGGATGGCATCGCCCACGGTGCGCTCCATGTTATAGCAGGGAATTATTACTGTGACTGTGAACATAAATTCTCCTTTAATTCGTCATAGTCCTTCTCGGCCTTGTCCTTCTTGATGAGGTCGTAGATGAACTGCTTCAATTCGCCAACTTTGATATAATCTTCCATACTTAATCATCCTTTTTTGTGTTAAGTCCAAGTGCATAGAAATGGCGAGCAACATATTTAATCAATTGACTCTTGACGTGAAAATTCATAAACCTCTCGGCAATGCCCATCTACAACACCAGTATCTCCAGGCTTCCATTCTTGGTAATAACTTTTACCATTTATTTTTACTCTTGGTTTCATATCTAAATCAAAAAGGGTGCGTTCCTCAATATGGGAGAGCAGGTAGTTACATCGGGGTAATCTACATACCACGCACCCTACGGTTTTACATCAGTTTCTTGAGATCAGAGTATAAGGATTCAAGCAGTTTGATTTCACTATCACAAATAAGATTTGTTGCTAAACCGAGAGCTATCATCTACTCATCGCTCGACTTCCAATGAGGCTGAGGACGGAGGGACTTGATCATATTATAGAGTTCTTCCACACGCTCTTCTTCGTAATAATCATAAAGAGCACACTTTATATCACTAAGATTTTCCTCATCCTCCTCGCTCCACTCTTGCTTGGGTGGAAATACATTGATTTTGAACCAATCTATTTGGTGCTGGGTTAAACCAACTTCTTTTATGGCTTTGCGAATAATATTCTCGTCCCACTCTTGCTTTGATGAAAAATTAAATCTTTTTGGAAGGAACTTAAGCCAAGAAATTAACCTTGTGAAGTGCCTACTATAATCCGGTTGGTTCTTCTTGTCCTGTTCTAATTCTTTTAAAATAAGATTAACAACTGACTCATCTTCCCCACTCCACTCTGCGGGCTGCTCTACAAGTTCGTATTCACCTTCAAAACTGAATCCTATAAATCCTCCACCGTAAGTATCAACTGACTCTATATTATATCCGTCTTCTCTGATGTGCGTTATCTTCCATGGGTTTTCCCATTTCTCTTTTGTGGATTTTATAACAATATCTCCAACTCGGAATTTCGGAATAACAATCTTGATTTCTTGCTTCTGCTCTTTCTGCTTTTCGAGCCAAGCCGTCCATCTATCTGCGACATCCTTGTCAATGTCAAAGACTCTTGCTTTATCAACGGCATCTAATAACTCTTTCCTTATCCTCTCATCCTCGCTATCACACACCTTAATACTGTCAACGTACACATGTGCAAGGTACAGCTTACCGTCCTTGACGTAGAAGACCTTCCCGCAGATGGACGTGGGGTCCTCCTGGTCTTCGAGTTCGTATCCCTGGAACGTACCGCTTACGGTCACTTTTGTAGGACTCTCTTTCGCCGTGACCTTGGCGCCAATCTTGATTTTGCTCATATCTCAAAGTGTTATTTCGTATTCTATTCCACAGAGGCGAAGGGCGTTCTGGAGTTCGTGGACAAATTCCAAGTTTGCTGCACCTACGAAATCATCTCCTCCCTTCCTGTCAAAAATGGCAATATCAAGACCGTTTCTTGAAAACCCGTTCTTTTCCAAGATTTCGGGCGTGAGAGGAATCGGCTCAAGCGAACAAGGATCCACCAAAACGACAACGCCGTCATCGTACACAACCTCGACAGACTCATCCTCTCCGTCGAGAAACACGTTATCATGTATGTTGCGGACCCGTACAACCAGCCCGTTGTATAGGGCGTAGTTTCCGAGCATGAGTTGTTTTGCTTTCATCGTCTCTCTTCTTGAAATAATCGTTTAACACCTTGCAGAAGTCTCCGGCCTCAGCCACGCACTTCTTCTCATTCTTGTTCCAGTGCCAGCATCTCAGGCACCAATTTACCCCCCCCCCTCATATCAGTCACGCTCATCCGGATCGGGGCCATCATCCTCAACCACCTCCAATTCTCCCCAATCAAATTCCATGCCAGGATCGTCGCACTCGCCACAGGGGATGACGCATTTAATCTCGACATCATCCACGCTCTCAAGTTCGCATCCTCCCTCACCCTCGTAGCAATAATTGCTGGCCAGGTTTCTCGCCAATCCCTCATTATTGGCAGGTACAGTCACCGTCACCCGCTGGCTTGCGGGCGCGTCAATATCGTAGCATCCGCTGCCCCTCCACTGGGAAGGGCAGTGCGGATCCTCTTGTCTAACTGTTCCCCTCAGGAGAACGCATACTTCAAAGCACTCCATCGTAGTAGAATTTCTTGAAGATGTCGAAGAACTGCTTCCCGGCATAACGGGCGAGTTCCCCCGTCTTAAATGCAAGGCGGGCGCCGAGGCTCGAGCGCGCGTCCGACCAGGCGTCGAGCGAGCTCACGCAGAGCGGCCCCGACTTCGACCCGTCAGACGAGCTACCGCCGACGAGGCAGACCGTAGGCTCCAGTTCCTTCCGCCTGGATGCGCTCAGGCCCTCCCACTCGGACTTGGTGTAGTGCCAGTAGTAAGGGTAGTACCGAGTCTCACCATCCTCGAACGTGGGTTTCCATCCTTCGTTGAGGACGGCAACGATGATGCGCATCTTGAGGTATGCCAGCACGTCCGGCTCCATCTTATCCGTCTCATTCTCGGCCAGCCACTCCTCCTCGGACTTGCCGGTCACTTCGCGGCACGCATCGTCGAAGGTCTTGATGCGCTCCATCACGTTGTCATCTACCAGGACGTAGGCGCCGTCCTTGAACTTCAATGCCTTTCCCTCAGGGATTTCGATTGTAACTTTTTTCATGGTTCCTATGATTTTTGAATGTCTTTAATGTAATGGCTGAGGATGGCCGCAGTGAGCGGCCTCCCGTTCCGTGTGCAATATTTCTCCGGGTTTTTCTCGTAGAGTTCCCGGGCGTCGGCCACTATCTCCTTCCTCGGCCTGCGCTTGAGGACCTGGATAGTGACCCAGGAGTACAGAGCGGAATCATCTTTCCACTCCTGAGACTTACCGGCTGCAACCGCACCTGCGGCGGCTGTGGCCTTACTGGTGTCGCAGCCCTTGGACCGGCCAAGGTGCGTGACCCAGTTTCCGCTTTTAGAGAAGAAGCCGCCGTCTTCCTTGATCTGGCGCTGGCGCTCTGCAAGGGCAACCTTCGTATTGATCCTGCCCATGATAGCCTGGCGCTCCCACATGGCGAACATCACCGTGAGGATGAAGCGGTCGCAGGACGGAAGGTCACAGAATATCAGCCTGCGGTCCCCGACTGCATCCAAGATATCCAGCGCCTCCTGTACGTTACGGCATCTGTCCGTCTTCGCCACCACCAGAACGTAGTCCTTTTCCTTGCACTCTGCGATAGCGTCCCAGAGGCCGGAGCACTCCTTGAGTTTCGTACCTGACCTCACGTCCGTGTACGTCGCTACCGGCTCCCGGCCCATGAACGTCTTGGCGATGGTGCTCTGGGCAGACAGACCCAATTCGCTGTCACCCTGCTCCTTCGTCGAGACGCGGCGCCACAGTACGTATGGCCTGCGCTCATCAATGGTTTTTATTTCGACTCTTCTCTTTTTCATGGCAAATACTAATACCAGCCCCCGTGCGCATACACGTCGGGAACCTTGACTGTGAGATACGTCAAAGGAAGGCAATACCCGGTACTGCCGTCACTCTTGCGATACACTACGAACCGCGTGACGTAGAACATGTCGGGATCATCCTGCCTCTCGATAAACTTGTCAGCCGTGCGCTTCTGAGAGTAACACTTGACCTCCTCGGCATGGCAGGTACACTTAATGTCCTTCCTTTTGTAAACCTTGTAAACGTACTTTCCCATATTACTTTCTTCTGGCCAGCATGTCATCCAGATATGCCAGCAGCATAACTACAAAAAACATGCCTAATCTACCTCCACCACTTCAACTTTTACTTTTTCGGTCTCATAGACCTCTCCAAGAGTCGCGACGGATGCCCAGGAAGAAATCTCTATTGCAAGAGGAATTCCGTTCTGTGCAAGTTCGTCACCGACAACATCGCGGACGTCTTCATAGCACGCCTGCTCATTGTCACTGAAAGCGCTGACCAGGTATTTACCGGTCTTGTCTGTCACTTTGAACATTGTCATAGCCTTACCTTTTTTCGTTAAATATCTCTGGGATGAAGGCCAATCCGCAGATAATGAAGATTACGATATACATACCTGGTCGAGTTGATCGTGGTACGCACTAATAGCCGCATCACCCAGGTCCCAGCGGGACGTATTGGGCGGCGCCTCCACTGATACCGTCCAGACATGGTGGCCTCCGACCTGCCGGATCCGTACCAGGTTATTGAAGTCCTCGCGGGTTACGTTGAGGACGTACTTTTTGTGCTGGAATACGAATGTCTCACGCATCATCATCCTCCTTGTAGAAGTAAAAGTCGATGTTGTACCTTGACTGGGTGTCACCGTAACACTCGGTCCGCACCTTGATGTCCTTGTCGAGGAAGTGCTGCTCCATCTGGTACTTGAAGTTCTTGATGACCTCCTCCGGAAAGATAAGGGACTCCTTGTCCGTCTCGCACCGGACGGAGATGTCAGCCTCCTCATCCTTCCACTTGGCCTGCCACAACTTGTCATACTCGTAGAAGGCAACCCTGCGGATACCGTTGATATTGCGGCCAACCATGATGCTGTCCGCGAAGGAGAAAAGCCCGCCTTTCTGGATGAACCCGGGCTGGTCACACTTGATATCCTTTATGTAAACCCTGCGTGCCATGGCCTTACAGTTTTGCGTTGACGTCCCTGGGCTTATCCATGTAATCCATGTGCGGATCTGTGCAGATGGGGCACTCCTTAATGGTCAGGGAGTATTTCTTCCCATCCCGGCCACCCCACATGAAGTTGGTAAGGGTGGATTCCGGGTTGTGGTTTTCCTTTACGATGCGCTCCTTGTTAAGCTCGATGTCGGCAATAGCCAGACCGAGCGATGCGAACACGTTGACGGTGGCGCCGTCCTGGTCAACGATGAGATATACTTTTTCCATGATTAGCAATGTTGATCTATGTTGTGTTTTACCCAGTGGGCGAGGTCTTTACTGTAAGCCTCGCACTCCCGAAGCCCTTCCCCGATGACCATGGAGATGCACCCGCCCATACCGGCCCGGTGCATTTCATTCATGAGGGCGATGAATCTTTCCTTGTAGTCCATGGCCTTACGCCTTGAAACGGTTTCCCGCACGATTGATGGTCTCGCGTGTGAAGATCCAGGTGTCCATGATGATCATCTGGACGTAGGGTTCCTGTCGGAAGATGAACACGCACATGTGGCGCACATCCACCCTGGACGGACGCTGAGCCTCCAGCCGGATCTTATCATCACACCAGGGATAGGCAATATCAGCCTGGATGTTACCTTTGTTGCTCTTGAAGTGCTTGTCAAGAGCGGCGTTGATTTTTTCGATAATATTCATAGCGTTGAATTTTAATAGGATTCGTCGTAATGGTCATAACCACGGCCCCATGAGAAGAGCGTGGCCCAGTCCCGGCTCGTGCTGCCCTCCTGGACCCAGTGTCCGTTGGACCGGAACGTATAGATCTTGGTGCAGTGGTACAGCCCGCAGGCCGTGACCTCAATCTTCTTGGGCGATATCACACGGGTCACCTTGGCCTTGCTGCTGTCGGAATACCAGTGGATCGTGCCGGTGGCGCCCACCTCCGGGATAACGTGCGGGCGCATCTTCTCCATCCTCTCGTCAAGCTCGTGCCTCTCGTCCCACAGGTCACCCCATTTCTTGTGCTCCTCTGGGATGTCATGCCGGAGACCTTCCGTCTCCTTCTCTATCTCATCCCTCCGGTCCAGCACCCACAGAAAGTCCTTCCACGGTACATTGAGTTCTATCTTTTCGCGTTTCATGGCTAACAGAAATTGATTACCCTGGCCCACTGGCCGTATGAATAGTTTCCGTACATATCCCTGAGCGTATCCCGGTCCATGCCGGTCTGCTCCTGGGCGATGTCGAGCAGGTCCTTGTAGTCCCAGCTCAGAGGCAGGTAAGGCTCCAGCTTTCTCAACCTTTCTTGAAGTTCCTGTCTCATAGGGCGTCATTTTTAGCCATGATGAAGGTGTCAATCTCGTCGTAGTAGTCTCCGTTCCACACGTACCCTTCGTGCTTCTTCTCGAACTCCTTGCCCCACTCCTCGAAAAGGTTGAATATCTGGTCACGGGACATGTCTTTCTCGTCCTGGAGCCTACGATAGATACCAAAGTCGTAGGCTTGCAGGGTTATCTCTTGGATGGTTGTGATGGTGTTGATCATATCTGCTCTATTTGAACAAGTCTGTAATAGGTGTCACCACGCCCCCTCTTGGTGAGTTTGAGGGCCGTGATTGTCTTGTAGAAGGCGTTCCAAGCAGCGGTGGCCACCTGGCCGGTTCCTGGAAGACGGCCACTCGCATAGAGCGCGTCCGTAATCCTTGAATACTGGGCGTGGGTCTCGTCCCATTTCCGATTCTTCCGCACATTGACGGAGAAGCAGCGACCATTTGGGCTGGTCTGAATGGTGATCTTTTCTATCATAGCCTAACCCTCCACGCTGACGAGGTTGGCCACCGCGAACTGGCGCCACCACTGGGCCTCGATGTCGAAGTAGTCGATCTTCTCGGCACACTCCGGCTTAGCCTCTCCCTTGGGCGCCCACAGGCTCCCGTCCTTGAGTTTCATAAGCTCGCGCTTGAGGGTGCCGACGGCCTCGCGGATCGTGCCGTCCTTCTTGCGATAAGAGAACTTAACCGCCTGCTCCAGCATCTTGGATTCGAGGAGCATCACATTCTCGGCTTCTTTTTCAGTCAGGCCGAGGCTGACAAGTTGAACTTTCTGTTTCATGATTCTGTAAGTTTGTGTGTGTACTATTTCTCTACAATTTCCATGCCAACGCATTTGTTGTCAGGGCGCCCGGTCTTTCCGAACATTTCGTCGTGCCAGAAGATAGCATTGTCTATCCTCTCGATGGCCGTGTCCATGTTCTCCTTGATCTTGACCTCCGTGCTGCACGGAGCCGGGCTGGCATAAGGCCAGTACCCGCTGTTCTTGACTTCCCTGAGGAGGCGCCTGGCCTCCACCATCTTTTCCCTGTTTGTCATAACTTCACGAATTTGAGGATTGTTTCGAGGTCCTGATTGTCAGCAATGTGCATCAGGTAGTTCTCGGCATAGGCATCCCACTGCGACTGCAAGTCCGTGAACACGTAGTCCGTGTCAGCGCCTTCCGGCCAACTGAAAGCATCCGACTCCATGATCTCCTCCAAGTCGCGGTCGTAGAGGGCGATGAGGATGGTGCGGAACCGGTCATAACCTCTTGTCCACGCAGCATTGATTGCATCCACCAGCGCCCGGTCATGAGAATTGGTAGTGTCCATAACCTCACGCAGCACGCAAACCTCACCATACTTGAGGCACACATCATGAGGGGTGACGCACTTCGAGTCTTTCACGGCCCCGCAATACTCATCAATCTCCTCGATCTCCTCCTGCGTCAGGTCCTCGGTCTTCTTGTACTTCAACAGCAGGCCGTTGTCGCACACCGCGAATCCATCATAGATGCGGAAGTTGTAACCAACCTCATTGCCGGTGGTAGGCTCCGTAATGAGGATTTCAGCCTTCTCACTGTCCTTCACCCTACGGACCTCCAGCGTCCAGTCGAGGTTCCAAAGAATCTCATTCCCGTGAGAGTCAAACCACGAGTCCGGGAACTCCTCCTGCGTTTCGAGGCCCAGGCTGTTGCCCTGCGTCTCACAGATGCCGAACACGGCCAACTCGGCCCCGTCCACATCCACAATCTTGATGCTTGCGTCCTTATTCTTGAACCCGGCCAGGAAAGCCTCAAGGTCCCTTACTTTCATCCTTCTCATAACATTTCCTCCTGAAAGTCCAACATGATGCGGTTGTACTGCTCGTCATAGTGGGCACCGCTGATCCCACATGTCTGCCACTTGATGTCACACACCACGACGTTTGCGTCCGGGTGCTCCTGCAACAATTTGATGATTTCTTCTGCCTTCATATTTCGTACCTGTTAATTGTATCACATAGTCAATCCATGACGCGACCGTCACGAAATGCTTAACGCTTCCGCGCACGTCGCATTGATATCCGTGGGGGCCGTCCTCAAGGACGAACCCCCCGAACTTCAAAAGTTTCATACCATCGCCTCCTCGATAGAATTGATGGCTTCTTCAATAGAATCGGATGCAGTTTCGAGATTCCCTACGGCCTCCTCCATCTTCATTCCGTTCTCGGCACACTGCAAACCCTCACTGAGATTGTTGAACCCCTCCTGCTCCTCATCCTTGCACTGGTCCACGATCTCCTTGGCCTCCTCCAGCTTGGTCTTGGCCTCTTCAAGTTGCTTGCGTCTGTCTCTGTTCATTTCTTATTAGGTTTTTTACAATGGTCTGTCCATACAGTGCAGTTGAACACTGCAATCATTGCGAGTATCAGTCCTCCGATTCCTCCGTCCCACACGTGCCACTTCCATGCCACAATCAGAATCGGAAGGATGATAACCGCGTAGCCTATCCACTTCTTCATTTCTCCATCCTCCAGCACCAGATGTCGCAGTCCCCGTCATAGACTATCACGTCCGGCTCTCCAAACTCGTCGGCCACGTCCTTGAGGCCGGAGTTGTCGGTGTCATAGAAGTACACCCACTCACCGGGTGTGAACTTTCCTTTCTTGTAGGCGTCAATACCGAAGTATGTTTGAAGGTATCCTTCGTCTGTGTAATCTTCAACTTTGAGGTATCCCCCCTGGCCGAGGTCCAGGCTCCACCTGAACATGGCGATGATCATATTCCACGCTTTCATATTATCCGAGAATTACATGGGTTGGGACATCCTCCGAGAAGTTGTCATTAAGCATGACTGGCATCGAAATGCACACGCCCTTGTCCGTCTTAATGACAGCGGCCCTGCGGCCATCGCAGTGCAGGTAGATCTTGTCCGTTCCAAGAAAGTCCATGGCCTCAATCATGCGACAGAACCACTCAGCCTTGAAACCGCACGGACCAACCTTACAGAACCACGTCGGCAACCACTTGACGCCCTTTCCGTACTCGGCCTTGTGAGCGACGCGCAGGTCCTCAACCCACTTGAAGAACTTCTCGCGGTCGAACGTGTACGCATCGTACCCGCTCTTCTCGGTGCTGGGAATCACATCGCGCCACTTCGGGAAGATGGGATGGTTGTGACCGTCCTTGTCCACGTAGCTGGTGCGGTGCTTAATGGTGTTTGTCACGTGCCCCTCTGGGTCCAACACATTCTCCTCGATCTCAACGAAAGAGCCGTCTTTCAGGATTACAGTACCCTCGTGCTCTTCCGGGTACTCCTCCTTGATGGCAATCAAGAGATGAGAATCGCTGGCTACCTTCATGCCATTGTCATGGTACACGCCACACATGGCCGGACGGATCTCATCGTCGGCCACGTAGTTGTAGATATTGAACTTGCCTGCCTTCGCAGGAGTCATCGCCTCTGCCCGGATCACGTCTTGCAGTAGATCTGCCAACTTTGCGTACTCGCTGCCCTGCAAGGCCACATACACCTTGCTAATTTTGTCAATGCTTGTCTGTTTCATATTCTTGTAAGTTTTTGTTGGTTATGCTACTGCAATAATCGTGCCAACTTTGGCATAGTCACCTTTGATAAACGCATCGTAGATAGCCTGGGCGTTGGCTTTCACCCTCTCGGCCAACAGCGTCAGTTTCTTCTGATTCTTCCGCTCAGCCCTCTCGACCAGGTATCGCTTATACGGATAGTCCATGGCGAAAGAAATCATGTTGAAGTCACCGTACTTGCAAGGCTCGATCTTCACAGCCTTGATGGTCACGTAGTATCCACGATGGGTATAGTTGCAGCCTCCCTTATCGTATTCGGCTGAAATCTGAATATGTGTGCAGTCCAGAATCCCCTGCACCGGGATTGTTACTTTCTGTTCCATACTATCTCACTCTTGTCACGTAGTTTCCGTTTGGCGTATCTTCTGTAATCTCAGAGTAGTCGAGCAACCTCTGACCAAAGTTGTAAGAGTTGCAGATGCGCAGGGCCTCCTTTGCAGTCAGCCCGTCCTTTTCGTACTGAGTAACGGCCTGCTCGTATCCGTCAACAATGAACTGCCGTCCGAGTCCGTCCTTGCAGGCAAGAATCTCACTCTTGGGGACGAGGCAGAACGTGAACTCCGTCAGCACCCATCCTCTGTCCTCGTCGTGCCACAGGTATCCACTCACATGCAGCACCCCGTCCTCGATAGAATAGAACTCATAGGAATGAGGCTCATCGGTGATGCGGGCCAAGTTCTGTTCCGTTTCACACATGAACACATTCTCATCCATCTCAGGGCAGTACAGCGGATATTCCTCACTCTCATGATCCCACACCACAGGATTGCCAAAGAACGTCAGGCCAAGAGCCAACTGATACACATTGGCTGGCCAGCACTCAATCTCTCCACCGCTTTCCTTCTCCACTGTTATGATGTCATCGTCGGTGCAGTTGTACTGCTTGTACTCATCCGACCTATTGATAAGGCCAATCGTGCCCCATCCAGTCATGTGGTCCGCATTGTACCACACGCGCTCTCCGATTGTGAAAACTCTCTTTTGCATGTCTTTTCTATTTAAGTGATTTCCTCATGGCATCACAAATCTGACACCAAATTATAGGATTCTGATACCAGGCGATACCGCCCACGTAGTCGAAACACAGCACATCGCCATGCCCCTCATTGATGAATCCAACCCATGCCACACGGCAGAACTCAAAGTCACCGCCCGGCTTTTGCGACAGAACATAGACGCCATCCGGCATCTGAAACTCCCTCAGGTCGTGCTGGTAAAGCATTTGATAAATCTCTTCCTTAGCCTTGGCGTTGAGGGCGTCTATCTTTTCCTGATATGTCTTTCTCTTACTCATGACTCTATTACATTTTTACATCCGTCAATGAATCTCATGATGATTTCCATGCTCGGCTTTCCCGTCAAGACCATCTCATCTATTCTTTCTTCACACCCAGCATAGTAAGAACGGAAGTAACCAACAAGATATGCGCAGCCCTGGCCGTTTCTCGCTATATCGCGCCACGTTCCGAATCTGTTCCCATAATAGTCCTCGAAGCAGAAGAATATCTCTCCCCGCTCCGTCTTTGTCCTTGCTTTCATAGTTACGCAGGTATTGCTCGAAGGACTGGAGCGTCCTTTGAAAACCAATCTGTACGATACCGCAGGCGCCCGTCGAACCGCCTCGCCTGACCGCAGTCAATCAAATCCTGCGCATACTCCCTCAGACACTCAACCTCATCCTTGCAGAACTGGACGAACCCGTCCTCAGTGGTCTTGACTTCCTGTTCCTTGCACCGCTCATCATACAACTCCCACATAGCATCCTCCAGAGCATGTGCGTTCATAACGTGGCCGTGCCATACGACCTCAGGATCACTCCAATCGCCATGATAGACGAAACGGAATCCTCTGATGCCCATCCAAAGGGGCCAAATGTCTTTTGTCTTTCTCATAACTTCGTGCCGTAAGGAAGAGCCATGGCCAGTGTTGTCATGTCCACCTCTCTTCCGTTGTTATCCATAGACTCGTCGAGCCAGATAGTGATGCTTCCCCAGCCACTATTCTCCGCTGCATCATGGCTCCCATAGAAGGAATCGAGAATCATCCGCACGTCGCAGATGGTTGCCGGTGTTTCAGAGCACACGAGGAACTGTCCCTCATCGGAATAATCCTCGAACTCGCAGTTGTGCGCTTTTGCGCAGGCTTTCAGTGCCTTTTTCAGGTTTTTAATTGTCGCTTTCATGACTATCTAAGGTCAAAGTATTGATTCGCTATTTCCTCTGCATCCAAGCAGGCGTTTTCGATGTGCCAGCCGACCGGAATCTGTGCAATATCATACTCAATCACACACTCTTCCAAGTCAGGACTGATTCCAAGATAAGCAGGCTGCCAATCCTCGTCATCTCCGTAGAAATCGGCCTGCGCATCCGCTATCATTTCCTTGAGCAAGTTGAACTTTGCCCATACAACTCTACTTGCCATTTGCTATCTTCTTTAATAGGTTCACCTCCTCCTCAATCAAGGTGTCACTCACTGTGTAGTAACCCTCTCCCGTACTGTTCACGTTCTGTAAGAGGTTCCACGCCATCGTGCGCAGAGCCATCCATTCAAGGTTCGTCAGTTCCATGGCCTAAAAGATATAGTGGAACATGTGATCCTCCGGAGTGTCCTTTTTCTCCTTGACGATGTAGCACCAGAGCCTGCTATTCGTGCCGTACCACTCCTCACGGGCAATGTGATACCCTTTCTTCTTGAACTCGTCAAAAGCAGCCTGGCGCTCATCCATCGTGAACTCCACGAACTTGCGCTTGTCATTCTCTCCCCTCGGACCACTCCACTTGCCAGCAAAGCCCGGCTTGCCATCCATAGAAACGTACCAATCGCAGTAGTCAAGATGGCCTTTCTCAAACATAGCGGCCACCAATCGGTTGACCACATCTGGACGCACCTGAGGCGTCGTGTTATTAGGTAATTCAAACATAATTCTGTTACTCAAAGTTAATCGTTACTTTTAATCCCAGCGCCTCAGCATACTGATACATTCTCTTCAAGGTCAATCCGCCCCTACCATTCTCAATCTCACTGATGCGCTCCCTCGGTGTGCCCATCCTGCGGGCCAGTTCTCCGATGGAAACACCGGCCTCCTGCCGACGTGCCCTCAACTGTTCTATTACGCGCTCCATGTTATTTCTCAACAAAGACCGCCTGCTCCTTATCAAGCATACTCCTTCGCTCAGCGGTGGAATATCCGCACCACTGAGTGACGTGCTTGCAGGTTGTTTTGGAATACTCATGCTCCGGGTATAGGTACAGAGTTCCTTTACACCTGGCCTCTACCACGGTGTTGTACGATTGGAGTTGCGTTCCGTTCTCATAGACAAGGATGGTGGAACGGCTGCTGTCGCGAGTTGCCCGGACAAAAGTTCCGAGCATCGCCTGTAATTCGGATTTGTTGATGGTTTTCATTTGTAGATGTTTTTGATTTCAAACTTACAGTCCCTGGGGAAGTGCTTCATATCGACACTATTCACGAAGTCAACGAACTCCTCCTGCGTCCATTTCTTCTTGTACGTTGAAAATTGCGGATCGCTCCAGTTGAATACTACCGTATTCGTGTGGTCGTAGTAGATGATGTTATCGGTGGTTCCGAGCGTGTCGAACAGGTAGAGGAAAATTTCCTTCTTCACCTTGGCTTTCTTGATTGTCTCGTCGAATCTGTCCTCGATAGCCTTCCGCTCCTTCTCCATCACCGCCTTCCTCTTCGCCTCAATCCGCTCCATGATTGCCTTTGGCGTGTATAAACCCTTCTCGATGTCGGCCTTTACCTTCGCCACCTTCTCGTCAGATAGTCTCAAGACGAACCGCTCCTCCTCCGGCTTGTACGGGTTTACAAACTCAAACCCGGTCAGGGCCTCAAGGTGAGCAATCGCCGCCTTTGCCTCTCGCTCCCACTGCTCAATGATGCCCAGGGCGTACAGCTGATAGGCGAAGTAATCCTCGTCATCCTCGAATGTGTCAAGTTGCCGCGCGAGGGCGGTTGTGATTCGTAGATACTTTGCGCCCTCATTGATTCCTTTCTCCCTGATGATGTAAGGGCCGTTCTTGGTCGGATACATCGGCTGGCCGTAGAGGTTCGACAAGTGAAGGTCCACGAAGTCCCGAAACTCCGGCCACCACCTGAGGATCTGGTCATGGCAACAACCGCCACCAGCCTCAATCCACACGCCATTTTTCGCCTTCTCCCATATCATTCCAGTAATGGAGAAGTCGCAAACTCTATTCCCGCACTCGTCATTAAGCCGGACGCTCACCTCTACTTTCTTTCGCCCTCTCACCTTTGTCTCTTTGTACACGATACCACCGTTGCGCTTATACCCGCTCTTTGTATCGCTGATTTTGTTAAATGTCTGTTCCATATTCCTTTCAGTTTATGCTCTTACCAAATACGGCTTGAAACAGCCGTCGAAATACTTCGGACGAAACACCATCCCGTCCAACTCTATGTGCCCCTGCGGGCCATACTGCTCCAGCATCTCGTCCATCGTCTGCTCACACCGAGCGCTCCCGCACTGGCGCCACTTGCCATACATCGCCCCGTCCAACTTCTCCGCATCCTTGCAGGCCCGGTTCGGGCTTACCTCAAGCCAAAACTCGTCCCGGAAAGGCTCACCATCCCGGTGCTTTCCGAAAATGTGCAGGCTCTCCAGATAACCCCACTGGCTGTAATCCCATATCATCCCGATACGTTTTAAGTAAGAGAGGCCGCGCTTGTTCACGACCTCCCCACTCTTAAGATTACGCAAATACTCTTTAATCTTCATCGCTCATATCCTCCACGGCCTGCTCCTGCGCCTCAATCAGTTTCTCGGCCTCTACCTCAGTCAGTTCAACATCGAACCCGTTACGGGCCATCCTGACCAGTTCAACGGCGGTCACTCCGTTCGCAATCGTGCTCAGTATCAACAGAGCCACAATCGCCTTCTCAGCATTTTTGCTCATACGATTGGTTGTTTTAATTGTTGTCCATTCGCCTCAATCGTTTCTTTGCAGATGTGGCCGGTATCACCCAGCCACACCCGTGGCACCTACTTGATCACCGCAACCGGCTCACTGTTCACGTAGATGATGGCATCATCGCCCACCTTGTACTGGCTCTTGGCCCAGGCGATAGCAGCCATGATGTTCTCAGCGACCACATTGGCGTACTCGTTGCCGCCCTCGGCGTTCAGAAGATGAATAGTCCAATAACGCATTGTTCTCGTTGTTCGGTATTAAACCCCCGTCCCCGGCTTAAAGGTTGTTATTATTTGTTATCTCGTCACAGTTGACGTCCATAGTGTCCACGAACCGCCAGGGCAATTCGCCCCGTTCGCGCAGTCGGTCATACTCGGCAAACACCTCTTTGCGGCTGTTCGCCTCAATCTCAATGTTAACGGCAAATGCTGCCATCACGTTCAGTCGGTACTTCATCGTTTTGCCCTCCCTGAATATAATACCTCATGGCACTCGTCCCGTTCGGAGTCGTACCAACTCAGATAGTTCCTGCTGTCGGTCTGGATGTCCTTATACCGGTCGCAGTGGTTGCCCAGGTATTCGGCCATCGTTGAAAAATAATTCTCATATACGGGCGTGTTGCTCACACTCACCCCGTTCACAGAATGCTCCACAAAAATAGTTTTCATTTTGTTCGGCCCTCCTTCGGCCGTTGTTTATTAGTGACTTTGGACACTCGCCCACCGTGGGCGGTAACATTAAAGCGGAACAAACTGAAACAATTCGTGTGGTTCTGCCTACATCGTTGGACTCTTTCCAATTCCAACTGTTCCCATTCGGCCCACGCTCTACCCTTGTTTCCTCGTTGCTCCGCTCCCATCTGTTTTTGCATCGATATTGAACCCCGTCGATCGCTCGCGGTCAGACTTTTTCTATCATTAGTTCGGACTCACTCCCGTCATCGCGTCATTCGCCCTTCGTCTCTCGTTTCGGGCCACACCGCTCCTGGATGCCTACACTAATTCATTGGCACTTTATCCACGTTGTCCTCCCGTGGCTTTGTGCGCCCTCTCCCATGCTACTTTGCAAGTCTTTTTCCACTCATCCCGTTCGTGGTTCAGTCAGTCGAGATCGGGCCGTTCGGCCGTTCCTCTCGTTCCGTCGCCAGTCCCCGTCTGGGTGTACTTATCCCATGCGTTTCCTGAGTCGGGCTGTACTGCTTACCTATAACCCCATCGCAGCACTAACGGGGTGCCTCTTGTTTAGTCGTGCAATAGGTTTTGTCTTGTTCGTGCACGTGTGTGCAGTCCCTTTCGAAAATTCTTGCAGTCCCAAAAAGTGCAGAATTTGAACCCGTGCAAAGTTTCACCCGTGCACGGGTTATGTTTTACGGGTTTATTCCGTTACGGGTTCAACTATTGTAACAAGTTCCGTTTTACGGCCTGTCTTGTAGTCAATAAAGTTGCAGACGGCCGTTTTTACAACGTTGTAAGCCGTTGCAGTTCCTTTCAAATTCTTGATTTTATACCCGTCTTTCGTTTTGGTGCAGAGTTCACCCATTGCAGTTTGGTACGGGTAACAATTTACGACCACAGCAAGTGCAGTTTTATATGTACCCTTGCAAGCATTTGCCGCATTTCTTGCAGTTGAACCCGTTGCAGTCAGTTGTTTATAGGCACTTTCAATGCTTAAAACATAATCCGCAAGAGTTGCACGAACGTTGCGTTTTTCAGTTGCACGGCCGTTGTTGATTTCCTTTTTAGTCAGGTTTTCAATTCCATTGTAAATAGTGTGTTTCATAATGTAGAATTATTAAAAATGTTTATAAATGTTGTGTTGTGTTGTCGTGTTGTGTTTTCCGTGTTTGCCTATACTATTGCACAACCCGTGCCAAAAACGGCACAATTAGGGAAAAAAGTTGTAACTTATTGATATACAAGTAGTTACAAGTTTGGCACGGCATTTTTGGCGTGGACTGACAAAATGGCAGGAACCTGACAATCTGGCAGGAAACTGACAAAATGGCAGCACTTCTTAAAAAATTTTAAGAACTCGCAACTAATTGATACTCAATGAGTTACGAAAAATGTAAAAAAGCATTACGACCGTTTCAAGTGCGTATCTCATTGATTTACAAAGGGTTACGGGGGTTTTGAGGCAAACAAGGGGCGACGCCACATGGGAGTAAAAAATATTTTTTTTATTTTTTTCTGAGCCTGGCACGCTTTTTGCATTACAATGCCCCCTTGCCATGCCAAAATCGGCACGATGAATCAATATTCTTGGGTTGTATGAAACTACATCACCCCACCCGACCTTTACATACTTATTTATCAATCACTTGCCTTACTTGATGAAGAAATGTAGTTTTATACAAGTTAGAAAAGTAGTGCTTATCTGGAGAGGGGGTGACTGTATGAATTCTGGGGTATATATAGGGAAATTTTTTACATTTTTTCATCGGGCCTTTTCGACCATTGATTATCAGCACTTTACGCGATGTAGTCTTATACCGAATAGGAAACTTTTCTACATTTTCGTGCCATTTTCGGCACATTCTGAGCCGGATTCGCTTTGATTCGTCCATTTTTGGCCCTAAATTTGCAGGCGGGAAAACGCAAAATTAGGCGCATGGCAAAACAGGTAATTGTGGCTCCGGGCCACGTCTTTGAAAATCTTGAGGAGGCTGCTGCCTTCCTGGGCGTCACGGTCGGCACTGTATCAAGGGCTATCCGCGATGTCCGTCCCGTCAATAATATCCCGCTCAGGTATGCGCAACGCGTGTACGTGATCAAGGTGAAGAAACAAGAGGAGTGGGTGGCCGCTGTCATGGACTCCAGCAACCGGCGATTCGTGACGGTCGGCCAGTCCCTCAGGAAAATCGCCCGGAAGGACGTGGACCAGGTGAAGGACATTACCGCCTCCTGGTACTTCAACTCTGGCACGGAATTTGCTGGGAGGGACACCCAATAAATTTGAGTGAATTATGACATACCTTTTCTTCGACACAGAGACTACCGGGCTTCCGAGGAACTACTCGGCGCCTACTACCGACCTGGAAAACTGGGGAGCGGCACGGCTCGTGCAACTCGGATGGATACTGGAAGATGACCGGAAGGGAGTGCTCAGCAAGGCCAACATCATCGTCAGGCCGGAGGGGTTCGTCATCCCGGAGGCAGCGTCCAACGTGCATGGCATCACAACCGAGGAGGCAATCAAGGTGGGCGTGGGGTGCAAGCAGGCAGTGTACTACTTCCTCGGAGCTGCCCGGCTGGCTGACGTCCTGGTCGGACATAACGTCGATTACGATACCCACGTGGTAGGATCCGAACTGGTGCGGCAGTGGGGAAAGGACTATATCGACGGCATGAGGACTATCGACACTATGAAGAGTAGCGTCGATTTTTGCGCTATTCCATCCGCACGCGGGTACAAGTGGCCGAAGCTCATCGAGCTGCACAACAAGCTCTTCGGATGCGACTTCGAGGATGCGCATGACGCCTTCGCCGACATCATCGCCACCAGGAAGTGCTTCTGGGAACTCGTGAAACTGGGAATTATCAAACTGTAAGTATATGGACAAGAGTAAGTTTCATCTGGGCCAGGTCCTGACGTATGACGGACAGAAGGCCATCGTGGATGCTCTGACACAGAGTATGATTGCTCTCCGGGTAGGAGGGCAATATATCGTAGAGGACTGGGATAACCTGCCGATGCTGGTGAGCCATGTTGGGGCTTGAGCGCATCAGGGAAAAGCGCCTGGATGACAGGTACTCGGTCCGTGAGGACGGGTCTGTGCTCAGTAACGGCATGGCCCTCACCCCGGTCCGGGGTGTCTGGGTGTCCCTGCACGGGGAACGGAGGTACGTGGCCTACCTGGTGGCGAGAGCCTTCGTACCGAACCCGGAAGGGAGGCCCTTCGTGGTGCATAAGGACGGCAACCCGGAGAACAATGTGGCCGATAACCTGGAGTGGTCCGAGGAGAAGGAGCCGGACAGGAGGGCCGGTCCGAAGCCCAGGGCGTTCCTCTTCGGCCAGTTCGAGTCGGACGGGACCATGGTGAACAGGTGGGGGAGCGTGAAGGAGGCGGCAGCGGCAACGGGTCTTGCCCCGCAGGCCATCCGGGCGGCGTTACAGAGACATAATGGGAGGAGCGGAAAATGGTATTGGATGTACTTATAGTTCATTTCAACACACCGGAGTTGACGCAGGCTCTGGTGAAGAGCATCCGGAAGTTTGGCCGGAAGGAGGTGCGCATCAACGTGTTCGACAATTCGGACAAGAGGCCCTTTCCTCCTATGAATGGTGTCCGGATTATAGACAACACGAAGGGTCAGTTGATTGACTTCAAGAGATTCCTTGCCGGGTTTCCGGAGAGGTTCGGTGACACGGAGCGGAAGAACGACTGGGGGAGCGCGAAGCACAGCAAGACGATTGACTACTGCTTCGACCTGTTCCCGGACGGATTCATCCTGATGGACTCTGATATCCTGCTCAAGCAGGACTATACCTGGATGGCCGACACGAGGTTTGCCTGGTCCGGGTGGCGCCGGGTGTACAAGACGCCATACGGGTACAAGGAGAGGGTGTGGCCCTTCCTCTGCTGGATCAACGTCCCGATGCTGAGGGAGTGTGGAATCCGGTACTTCAATGAGAGGCACACGTGGAAGCTGATGCCTGGGCCTGGGGCCTATGACGATACCGGAGCTTGGGTGCTTAGGGCGTGCCAGGGCGCCGGTCTGCCCGGCAAGGAGGTGTATATTGATGATTATATGGTTCACTTCGGGAGTGCGAGTTGGGGTAAGACACACAGTGTGCAGGAGAACCAGCGGAAGTGGCTTGATGACAATAGGATGTACTGGGAATGAATTTTGAGTTGAGACGGAACCGTGATATCGTAGCGTCTATCACGTGCGATGTAAACATAGAGAATTTGAAGGCGCTGATTCCTGAGATGACCGATGAACAGAAGCGTCTTGACGCCTGGGCGAGAATGAAACGCGCCGAGGCGGAGAAGCTGATATGGCAGGCGGTCCAGGATATTCACATGAAAGACCTTGATGGTGCGGAAATCACGCCTGATACTCATGAAATCGGGTACGATTGGGAAGAGCCGGACGATAGGGGTGTGTGCAATGCGAAGATTTGCTGGATCCGTCCTAAAATCTCCGAATTTGAGCGAAAATAGCCGATTTTGGTACGATTTTTGCCTGAAAGTGTGCTAAAATTGCAAAAAATGTGCGAAAACGAGAAAATTGGGCTGTTTGACATGGATGGCAACCCTGTGAAGTTCGTCCCTCCGGAAGAACCCCGCGTTGACATTGAATTTGTACCTTTTGAGATTGTCGCGATGCTTCGTGAGGCTAAGGAGAAGCATCTTCCTGTAATGATCACCAATGAGGATAATACCAGGGCGCTCTTGATTAAGGACGCGAATACCTTGAAGTGCAAGATAAGTATAAACGGAATACCTTTTGAAGAAATATAGACAATGGACACAAGTTTTCAGAAGACAGTGGGTACCGACGAGTGGGGAACCCCGTGGGAGATAGTGAACGCCCTGGGTAAGTTCGACCTGGATCCTTGCGCCTGCGAGTGTAATGCGAAGGCGGAGACCTTCTTTACAAAGGAGCAGGACGGCCTCTCCCGGGAGTGGTTCGGGCGCGTGTGGTGCAATCCGCCTTACAGCCAGCCTCTCCTCGGCCAGTTCTGCGCGAAGATGGCTGAGTATGGGAACGGGATTCTCCTGATCTTCGCCAGGACTGGTAACAAGGTGTGGCAGGAGAGCGTGCTGCCGAAGGCAGACGCCATCCTATTTCTCCGGCGCCGGGTGCGATTCTGCCTTCCTGATGGGGCCCCGGGAGGAAGCGCCGGGTGCGATTCTGCCTTCCTGATGGGGCCCCGGGAGGAAGCGCCGGGTGCGATTCTGCCCTTGTGGCCTACGGGTACCAAAATGTCGAAGCCCTTAGGAATTCTGGACTGGAGGGAACTTTGGTCGTGATGGGTAAGACGGAATGGATTGGAAAATGAGAAATTATTAGTATATTTGCGACCGATGATGGAAGTAACAAAAACAGCCAGCAGTGTTGACGAGGTGTCGGCAGTGACTGAGGCAGTCCTTGAGGAGTTGAAGGATCGAATGTGGAACGAGGTCTGGAAGGAGTGCATCGACCTGCCGCAGGCGAAGGTTGAGGTGCGAAGTATTCCTGGCGGAGGCTTCCAGATTACCGCAAAGATATGACACCTGAGGAATTAGCGCAGAGAAGTGCTGATGACATACTGAGAATTCTTGGCCGTGATGAAAAGACCTTGCAGCGCATGCTCCATGAGAAGCAGCGCGGTGGTTGGCGCTGGACCGATGAGGAAATTGAGAATGAACTGATGCTGGTGGCTGTTGTTAGGGTATTGAAGGGCCCAGAGAAGCAGACCGACGAGCCGCACCGGATGAATCCTGAGCAGTTAAAGAAGGAGATATCCAGGATTATGGACAGGTTGTTCATTTTGCGCCAGGAGTTGAGCCGGAAGACCGGAGATGTACCAGCAGGAAGGAAAGACATTAACTTTGAAAAATACGTAACAGAATGACACTGAATGAGTATCAGGAGCACGCCCTGGAGACTGCGGTTTATCCCGAGAAGTACAAAGTCGTGTATCCCGCTCTTGGATTGGCCGGAGAGGCCGGTGAGACAGCGGACAAGATCAAGAAGGTTCTCCGTGGTGATGACGGCGGAGTGCTGACGGATGAGAAGCGTCAGGCTGTGGCTATGGAGATTGGTGACGTTCTCTGGTACTGCGCCACCCTGGCCCACGACCTCGGCTACGACCTGGACACTATCGCCAAGATGAACTATGCGAAACTCAAGAGCCGCCAGGAACGCGGAAAGTTGTCGGGTTCCGGTGACAACCGATAAGTTTGGCATGGTATTTGAAGATGAAACAACCGAATTCAAACCTTAATACAAATAACATCATGATTGAGATCAAGTACAACATTTGCGACGAGGTGTTCTACTTCAATGACGCCTCCCAGAAGATTGAGTCGAATACCGTCCAGGGGGTCCGCGTGACCGCCACCAGTATTCATGCCAACGAGCAGGGTAAGGACGTTCTCGATTCCTTCGTCATCCTCTACACCCTCAAGAACGGCATCACTCTGACCGAGAACGCCGCTTTCACGAGCAAGGAGGAGTGCGCCCAGCACTACGCCGCCCTGTTCGCGAGCATTTAGGCTGGATAGCCGGTTGGCACAGTGGTTAGTGCGCCGGGGTGTTAACCCGGAGGCGGGGGTTCGATTCCTTCACCGGCTACAAGAGGTTCCCTGGGCAATAAAGCGGGGGTTGCAACCGTCAACGCCGTCTTGGTTAGGCTCATAATATGGGGAAACGGGTCCCTCGGGGCTTTTACCTGGATGGGTTTGTGCCTGGTATTAACTCGTTTCTTTCGGATGAAAGCGGCCCGGGGGTAATGGTCCATACCG